AGTTGGAAAATCAGACCATTTTGTATTAAAGCTCCACATAATCTCTAATTCTATTCTTTAATATATACGCCAGCCTGCGTTTATTGGCTCTTGTCATAACCAGTTGATACTTGGTTTTATTTTTAACTAACATGTTGTGTTTATTCCAATAAAATCTAAATTTATATCCATTGGTTATTTCATTCAAATGATAAACTATTTTACCTACTTTCTTTGTTTCTGCATAATCTATCCTGAGACTCCTACCACTATATTCTTTTGGTTTATGTTTTACTATACTTAAGGTACCTAACCTACATGGTAATTTTATCTCTTTACCATTCTCTATTAATTCATCTCTTAAGTATTTAAAATAGTCATTTATTATATCTCTAAACACTCTATATTCTACTTGATATAATGGGTTATCACCAACATAATCAATATAAGATTTGTAGAAGTCTTTGCCAGTATAAGATTTAGTTTCTTGCATTTAGTTCATTATTAACGTCGTTAGTACTATTATTCGTGGTGTCAGTAGGTACTGATAACATAAAATTTAACTCTTTGCTAAAGATTAAATTCTTTAATGTAGGTATTTTGTCAGCAGGCATTGGATAAGCTGAATCGTAATCATAACAATCTTCAGCTTTTGTAGGATCTTCTAATATACCATCTATTTCTACATATTCTAAAAAACCAGGACCACTTAGGTATAAGTGATTATTCTTTATGTAAGCAATATAATCATTACATGTATATTTTCTACTAGTCTGATATTTAGCTTTCGTTTCTGTCCCAACCTGTATTAAGTTACCATACATATCTTTCACAGCAACTAAACCAGAACCAAAGTGTAAATCTATAAACTTAGGTAGTTCATCATCAGAGATATAGTTGAAGCCATTAGGTACTCCACATCTACTTACTTTGGATATGTGTAAAGGTCCAATAGTTTGTATATACTCTGGATTTATATCTCTACCCTTATCTAGATCCTGTTTAATTAAATATGCTCTATATTGATGTATCCATTGTTCTATCTGTATACGAGATAGCTTTTCACTTTCGCTAACATCGCTGTCCCTCACAGTAAGTATGATATCATCTATAATAGTATTCAATGAATTAAATGTCATAATTAATTATTTTAAATGGTTTCTACATATAATCCAACAAGGGCTGATAAATCATGTGTAAGAGGTTGTTCACTATTTCTTGTACATTTATATTTTATACCATTTTGGATATAGTATTTATCTTTAAATATTTCCATAGGTGGAATATAGATGATAGGATCTTCAATAGTACCTGCATGTTCTTCATCTACTACTTTCCATAAGCTTGCAGTAGCCATAGAAGGTTTCCAATTGTCTTGAGTAGTATGTTCTTTTATACATTCCCAAAGAACATCATCAGATAAGTATCTTTCTCCTGATTTAACTGCAATACCTGCTGTCCATTCAGGATAATGATCTTTAACCTGTAATGCTTCACCTGGAGTAAGATCATATGTATTGATTTCTTTAGTAATCTCTTCATCAAGAATATTCAAAGCTAAGATACGACTAAAGTCTCTATTAATTACAGGTTCTTCTTCTGTACTAGTCCACTCTTCACTATTTAACAATTCAATAAAAGTTGGATCACTAAATGAATATCTTGGAAATGATTCATCTTCAAAAGGTACTAACATTTCTTCATGTAAAATAACTTTACTCTGATCTATACTTGTTCTCATTTCGGGCAGTATTTCAATACCATGTGATTTTGCCCATAATAAATCTACTATTGCGTATTTCATATTATTTTGCTTTTAAAGTTTGTAAATAGTTATATGCTTTGATACAGTCTTCCCTGGAGAGGACTGTAGGATAAATCGCTAAGTTTTTGAAAGCAATTTTAGTATATGTGTTACCTGAATATCCTATAGTTAAGAAATTTTTACTGGTAGATTCCGTTTCTTCATTATAAATAGATTCTTTCCAGTCTTTTGAATAAATCCTGCCATCAGAACAAATTGCATTAACGGTATTTTGATCGGGAATCAAAATATTTCTACCATTTTTTATATTAATGAGCGTTGAATTATAATTATAATTATAATTATAAATGATTATACTATCAAATTTTACAATACCAGCATTGTCATTTTTCCCTGTATTTATAAGCTCCCAATCTCCTATTACAGTCCAATCATTACCCATTTCAAATATAGACGAAGTTATCTTATCATCCACCCCATCAGTAACCAGATAGCCAGCATATTCCCCTTCTTCATTGTAGCCACTCCCTTCTGCAAACCCAAAATTCGACAGTATAAGATCATTACCATTGCCCGTAATGTTGGCAATAGTAGCACGATCTTCGTCCTCGTTGGTTTTGCCTACCACTGTCCATGCCTGGTCGGGAAAGAGCCAGGGATAGGTTTTAACGAAGTAGTCTTTGATCTTGGTCAGTTCTTCTTCGGTGGCATCATGATCGAGAATGACTATTTCCCAAATGGCAGCATTGGCATAATTCCTTAAATGGCCAAAATAAGTTTTACAAATACTCAGCTTATTAGTAGATTTAGATGTTCCTTTTTTTATTATTTGACCATTGTAAATACTTGATGTTTGCCATGTAATAGGGTTATTATCATCAATATATACATCTGTAAAACGATTATAAGATCCCGTAACGTCATTTACATTTTCATCCTTCCTATATTCAATTAAAAAAGCGCCTTCATCATTTGTGTCAAGATTTGATATTAAAGGTCTTTTATATTGAGTTGCATCATATCGTGTTATCCAATTCCTCAATGCAATAATACTATATCCTTTTTCTTTAGGCAATAATGGCAAGTTGTCACATCCCGCCCAATCGTCTACTCCGTCAAAGACAAGTGCGCCGGGGTAGAGAGGTAGTTGTTCGATGGTGATTTGACCTAAATCCGCACTTGCTAAATGAAAATGCATTTCATTACTTGTATATTCTGGGTTATCTTGTAATGTTATTATTCCATTTGAAGGCAACTTTAAATACTTATTCGAAGCGGAATTGGCAAATTTCATAACTCCTTCCGGGTAAGTACTTGTAATCTTAATGGTGACATTATTAGATATACCTAAATTAGATTTACTGATAAACACAATATTCTTTCCTGAACCTTGTGATACTTTAACATCAATAATGACTTTCAAGTTACTTTTAGTTATTCCTATTTCTGTAGTATCTCTATTATTCACCCATTTAGAAAAATCACCAGCATATCCACCTACTCCACTCATTCCACCCCAAGCGAAATTCTTCATCTGTAAATCATGCTCATTACCCGTCTTATCAACCCACACAGGATTGGTAGCCATTTGTTCATTAGTAAGACCTAATGCTGAATACCTTGCAATCATACCAGGAATAGATGGGAAATCGTCATCATCGCCTTCTGAAGTAGGGGTATAAAGACCATATTTACGTTGAGCTTGTTCTTCCATTAATTTCCTGTATTGCTCATACCAAGACTTATAATCTAATACAGGACCTGCTACACTTATAAGCTTATCTGTATCTTCTACATGTGTTTCATAATGTTTCTTCATACTTATAAGTTATTTATTGTTATTGTTATTTGTTCTTTATTATCCATCGCCTTCTGAAGTAGGGGTATAAGCTTGTTATAAGCTACAGTAGAATTAGATATCCAATCTTCTTTCATCCCATCCCAAGTACCTACCAGTATACATCCACTGGAATCTTTGGCGCTAGAATTGCCCGTATGAATACGTATACCTAAGAAGTGAGGTACATTGAGTATCTCAGGCATAATACGCTTAAAACGGTTAGAATAGCTTAATTTCACCTCATACGTACCAGCAGGTACAGCAGTATCCCCATACACCTTTTCCTTGCATTTACATGCAATTCCTTTAGGTGTATTAGGACATACTTCAGGTAATGGTCTCACTGGGTCTTCAAGTGTATCCGATATATATGCACCATCTACATATAACTCCCCAATAGTATATTCATTAGTACGAAATATTCTATCTAATCTGAGTTCCATTATGCAGCAGGTGTTTCTAATGCAGCAACTCTCTCTTCTAAACCGTTTACTTTAAGAGTTAATGCAGTGATTAATTTTCTTACTTCAGAATCACTATAATTAGTCAAACTAGCAAGTTTATTCTTTTCCTTAGTAGTATAATCATTAGTAGAAAGACCTTTACCAGATACTTTATCTACCTTACCTTTAATAATTTCTGCATGATTGTTAATAACATCTATTAACTCAGGTAAGCTATCCATAATCTCAGGAGCATCGCCAATTAAAGCATCAACCTTAGCTTCTATTTCATTCTCACGGCTAGTAGCTCTGTTTACTTCGGAAGTAAGATCATTTCTCAGAACTTTAATATCTGATGTAGCCTGATTATTAACATATTTCCATTCCTTACCATCAAAGTACTTTAAGTCACCGCCATTTGGATTAGATGCTAAATCAGCCCAATATTTAACTGATGCTGGATTTGGAGCAATTGTACTTGCTAATATATCGTATTTATTATTGTATGTACTCATATAATATTAAAATAAAAAAGGTTGACTAAATAGCCAACCTTTGTGTTTTAGATTTCAATTTGTTTCTCCTCAGATGAGGGGTTTCTATTTTAACCTCTGGACGAACAGTAGTTACATTTTGTAAAAGTTGCTTAAGCTCTTTCACTTCAGCTTTTAATTCATCAAGTTCTTTGAAATCTTTTGTCACATTGGTTGTTATGTCCGGAGTTGTATTAAGTAATTTTAAGATGTCTTCACATCTCCTCATCTCTTCATCGTATTTTAATACGCTTTCCTTTTTAACTTTGCAGTCATTATAGGATTGCTTAACCATATCTACAATTTGAGTTTTATCTGTAGCTATAGTAAGTCCGATGGTAGAATCGGTCATCATTGTTTTATCTTCAGATACTGACAGTTTCTTCTGCTCACCGTCACAAGAGATAACTAAATCTACAAGCTTACGCCTATTTTGCATAGGCATTGGAAACTGACCTGGTGGCAATGGTTCATCGTAGGGTTTTGATACACTTACTACTTTACCTAAACTGTATGTAGTACTCTTTTTAAAAGTACCTGTAATCTCGAGTACGTGTATATTAGTACCCGGCGTTAACTGTGAGAATGTCATATCTTTAAGTTTAAAAAAGATATGGGCAGGTATTACTCGCTGCCCATATACTTTAAGTTAATATATATTAGGCAGCTGGAGCTGCAGCCACAGTGTAATGATTCATAACCTGAATAACATTATCGCATTTATTGTAATAAGCCCAATATCTGTTACCAGCAGAGATTTCAGAACCAACTAATGGTGTGCTATCTCCTTTTACTACAGGTATATTGTTGTTATTTGAAGCGGTGCTTACTGAACCAGTAGTAGATACAAACACAGGAAGTGTTGCACTAGCAGTGGCAGGAGTATGTCTAACCTCTAATACAAACACACCTTCTCTAGGAAGTCTACACCACACTTTAGGACAGATACCCAGAACTGTAGATTCTGTTGAATCGCTTACGCTTATTGTATTGATTTTCGGTATTACTTGGTCTAAAATACGAACGGTATTGTTACGTCCAAAGTAAGGATTAAACATGAAAGGATACATAGTTACCTCCTTTCTTATTAAGCGCAACAGCTATCACCGTAGCCATATCCGTAACCATAAGGGTTTCCATAACCTGTAAATCCACCATTACATCCATAAGGATTACATGTTAAATATGCAGGAACTGGACAAGGTTTAATCTGATTTACAATATTCTGAGTCTGCTGTTGAGTAATAGCAGAAGTTTGCAATGCGTTCTTTTCATCACGCAGAGCATCAATCTTATTCTGCATTTCTCTCATTTCTAACTGACAGAATTTATCATTGATAATCTGAGTCTGTGCGTCAATCTTAGAACCTAAGATATTAAATTTACTTGCATTATCAGACATTAATGTGTTAAATCCTGTAGTAATAGCATTTTGTAATGTATTAGTCTGTTGACAGATAGATAATCTATTATCAGCATTCATTTGAGTTAAATTCAGATTAACTGAATCAATAGAACGCTGAGTTGTGCAGCAGCAGTCACTAATAGCTTTGATTACGTTGCAATCGCCAGCATTAACAGCATTGATTACTCTTTCTGCAGAGAAACCTACTTCACCACCAACTTTACCAATTGCATTCTGAATAGAACACAATGCTGTGTCAATTGATTTAACGTCACAGTTCAAGTTAGTAGATGATGTGTTTCTAGCATCTCTACTCTGGGTTTTACTATGCATATCCTTTTCACGTGCTTCACGCTCCATTTTCATGCGTCGCATTTCCATATCAGAGTAATCATCATATTCATACCCACGAGAACGTAATTCATAAGGACGATCGTGTTTATGATAATATTTATCATAGTCCAAATATTCTGGTTCTCTATAACGATTCAAAGAATAATTACCTTTATGATATTCGTGTTCATAAGCTTTATAATCATTCTCTTCATCATCACACATGATATAAACGTAATAATGCCACATCTTACCTTCTGAAATGTCTTTGTCACAAATCCAAGCTTTGGTAAGTTCTGCAAAATGTTTTGTGTTATTGCTGCCAGTCATTGCTACAACAGCTTTATAAAAATCTGAATAGATCATATTCATAGCAACATACCAATCCCATTTGTTATGTTTCTCTGATCTTAAGTTTATGCCCATTTGATTGGCAACGGACGTTGTCTCTTCAACTGTCCAATGAGGGCCTTTAGTGCCATCCTCATTTTCCATGCCTTCTACTGCGTATCTGGCATGTTCCTCATCGAAGTGAGGACCATTTATAGCTTCGTATACATTAGCACAGAGTTCTGATTTAAGTATCTGGAAGCCCTTCTCTAACAAACTACCTTCATGCTTTTCTAAAGCTTTACCAAGCTTATCAATAGCCTCAGTAGGAGAAGGATGGTGTTTGATTTGATCTAGAATTTTATTTAAATGCATAGTTTCAATTTGTTTATTGATTAATACTAAATTGAAATATTTTGCAATTATTTTGAAATAGTTATAACCCTTGTTTCAATTGTTTTAATTAAAGGGTTTGTATTAATTATCTGATAATCTCTTATTAAATCTTTCTTAAAATTTAGTGTGAACAAACGTCTGAAAAAGCCTTTCTTACGCCAGACTTTACGTTCACTTATATATAAATCTTGACGATTCCTAATGTCTAGTATATGTGTTAATATACTATCCTTTCTCTCTATTTTGATTGTAGTCAATTGATTTGGTTTTAGTTCTACTAAAAAGTCAGGATTAGGATCCTTTATTTTATGTAGTATAGTATCTTTAATTACTGTTTCAGTAGAAGATACTGTATTTAGCTCTTTATCTTTTAATTTAAGCTCTTTAGCTTGTTTCCTTACTACTTGTACTAAACTGTCATTAGATTCTTTAAAATCGTCTATAGTAAGCATTAAGACTTTATTATTATCCTCAGCGTTGCTGAGTTTACCTTCATAATAATGTAAAGCATGTTTAGTTTCTGCTAATCTATTATCTAAGTAATCTACTTTATTACTAAGCCTATAATTATTTAAACCTAAGAAGACAGTAAGTGCAACAAAACCTATTTTAATATATCTCAACACATTCACTATTTTATTTTTTTAACCAGTTGCTTAACTTTTGGTAAGTCTTCCTTATCTATGGTTATATCAAGATACTTTTCACCTTTACTCTTTATTACTTTACTTAGGATTCTCCAAGGACCATCTGGGTATAATGTATTTAAGTTTTCAACTATAGACCATAACTCAACTCCAGCAATAAGCCCTGCAAAAAGCTCTGATAGGTGAGCATTAAATGATATTAATATATCAGCATCAATTCGTGATGCAAACCATACAATAGCACAAGACCAACCAAACTTACGTAATGTTTTCCAAAAACGTCTAGATTCACACTTTCTATTCTTTTTGATTGATACTTTACAACCAAGTATAGCATCAGTAATGATAAGTAATCCTAGTAATAGTAATACAAAAATGATAGGTGTAAAAGTGCCCATCAACCAATTTAGTAGGCTGACACCAACACAAGCAATAAACTTTGTTATACCTTCGCCGGTTAAATCTTTAAAATAGTTCGTTGTAGAAACACCTTGGCTTACTAAAAAATAATTATGTAATTTATCTAACATGATGTAATATTTGAGATATATTGAAATAGAAAACGCTAACTAAATTATGAAAATCTAGCTAGCGTTGTGTTATCTTTTGATAGTGTATTTAAAACGTTAAATAACTATAAAAGTTGCTTAGAGTAATAATCACTATTACATACCTAATAGCGGTTATTGAACCACTGTTACAGTAGATAAATCAATAGTTATCACACCAATCTTACATTTATGTTAATCAATTCTTTCAAATGGGCATATACCGGATTAATCGTACCGTAAAAGCAGTAATATTTCTTCCTTACACCGTCTTCCGTTTCCGTATAATACTTTTCCTGTTCAAGCGTCATGCCTGGCGCATAGAGTTTGGGATCGTATTCCGTGCCTTTGTGATTTTCGTCCATGCGCTCATAAAGAGCAGCCGTATCTACCGAAGGAGGATATATTTCGAGAACCGGATTTATCGGTTGCCGGACTTTCCATAACCAGTCATCGTTAATTACCCGGTTGCCGGTATCCAACTTCCCGTTAATAAATTCTTTCCATTCAGCATGTGCGTATTTGGCACTAATCGCTTCATCATCCGTCAGCGACATTGCAGACACGGATTTACGGGTGATACGGGATAGCTGCTTTTCGGAATCGTGCGACTCCGTGTAGTTTACGGCTTCCTGTAATTCGGCTGTTGTCCTATGGATTATATCGGGATAGCCTGTCACCTCAATCGATTCTACATCTTCCACTGTCTTGGCAGCTTCAATATCAGAGAGTAACTTTTCTGATAGACCTATACAGATATCATTGTAGTCTGCCATCTCATTGAGAGCTTCCAATAACAGATCTGATTTATACGATTTCCCGTTTACTTCAACCGTATCTTTTCGAGCACACTGGTCTTTTAGAGACAAACGGTCGTATGTATACACATCGTTGTCCTCTATGTAATAGTGCCGGTAGTCGGTGTTGTAGACTTCCTGACGTTTCAAGTCTTTTGCGGCTTGAAGTTTTTCTTCCGGTGTCGGTTCGGGAATAGGCGTCAATTGCATATTGAACACTTCTTCTACGGATGCACCTTCGTTTGCCTCTTTAAAGGCAATCTGTTCTTCTGTCAGCAAAACGTACTTTCCTGCAACGGAATCCTCCCATGTCGTGCCGATATCGTAGTTTGCTGTATCAAGCTTTTCCGGCATTGTGACATATATGTTTGCTGCGTCTTTTTGTATATATATATATTTACTCATATCGCTTATATTTGTTTTTATTCTTCGTAAGCCCAATAGCGGATCAGGACAGTGCCATCACCGCCGTTACCGTAAGTACCACAACCGCCACCACCGTAACCGCCACTTTTTCTATTGCCTTTTCCAGTTCCGCATCCTTTGTCGTAATCGGATTCTCCACCCATGCCCCCATTTATATTTCTGTCTGAACCACCACCTCCGGCATTTCGTTTCCCAGTAGGTTCGCCAAAATCGCGGGTTGTATGCCCTTGACCCTTTCCTCCGCCATATAGGGAACCAGCTGGATAGAGAGAGCCATTTTCATTGCGGTTGCCGATTCCGTTAGATCCATCAGAACCCGCTTTAGCCGTATCTGAATTATCTCCTGCTCCGCCACTTCCGCCGTTGCCACCAGTATATGCTCCGGCATTATCTCCGCCTGGATAACCATTACCCGCACCATTTCCGCCATTAGCTCTATAACTTGAATTTAAGAATTGAGAGTATCCACCGTTGGGGGCAACTTCAGAATACCCTCCAATTCCTCCTTTCCCAACTGTTATCGGAATTGACTGACCCGGTGCAACAGAGATAGCATCACCGTCTCTCCATCCGGATGTATCTTTTTTGAAGGTTTTAGTATAGCCGCCACCTCCACCGCTTCCATTATGTCCTGCACCCCCTCCTCCGACAAGAAACACATCAACCTCCCTACATCCAGGTGGAACCGTCCATGTGTAATTTCCTGCCGGATAAAACCGCTTCTGAAAGAATACTAACTTCTTACTTCCTATCGTCCTTCTTCTCAACATATCAATCCTTCTCTTTAACGGTTATTGAATACATGACACCACTCGTAGCGATCTTCAAGATGGACATCTCGAAAGGCACGCCGGAAGTAGTGGTAATAGAACTACCGGACATTGATCTAAACCTGCCAGTAGTGGGGATAGGCTGCGTAAAAGAAGCGGTAGAATTACAATCAAGATATATCTCTTCGCCTACATTCAGTGCCCTTGCAGACTCATTTATCGACAGGTTTGAAGCGGAAGACAGTGTAGCCTTAACAAACCTCTTGCTTGTTGGTATATTCACAAGAGTAGTGACAGCATTACTTCCTGTGCCGAAATTTACTATATCATCCACCTTCTTCTTGTCCTTCGCCGACATATACCCCGCAGTGGTGGGGGTAGCGATAGGGGGAGTGAGGTATTGACCATTATCAGAGAGGTACTTTGTACCGGAGCCAGTATTTTGTAAACTTTGTTGATTAGATACCGAAGTATAAGTCTTGTTACTCTTGTTAATAATTATGGTTGTTACCGTTAACCCTATAGAGTGATCACCGGAGTCTACTGTTAAAATATTTGTTATAATACTATATGTTTCAGTAGAATTACTAATTGTTATCGGGCTAAATCCATCAGGATCCGTTTCAATTCTTGCTGTTGTTATTCCTTTATTTACTGCATCAACTATCTTTTGATAGTTTTCATCTGATAATGTACCACTTTCACTTGGAAATAAAGTTGTTAAGTCGAGATACTGATTGCTAGCTATAATCTCTGACCATTGTTTATCTTTCCTGCCATATGTCTTACCATCTGAAGGTGCCTCTGTAATTACTTCTGTTTTTAAAGCATACTCGTTGCCTTGTTTACCATCAAGTAAATCAGCATCTAAACCACTACCAATCCCATCTACTGTCTTTATTTTAGATAACACATTTGTAGCAGTATATGCAGAGGAATTTAATTTTGTATTAACCTGAGTAGTAGTAGCATAACCTTTTGCAGTTAATTCAGTTTCAGTTACATATTCTTCAGGTACCGAAGTAAGATAATTGCCTTTTGGTTGATACGTACTAGCTGCATCAGTCTTAGTTAAATACCCATTAAGATCTACTGTTTCACTCAACTTATCCCAATCTGGAGTAGTTGAAGTAGCTACATAATTAGCTCCTGTATCCTCAAGATTATATACATCACCTATTGTTACATTATCTTTAGGTAAAGCTTCATAATTAGCTACAGAACCTTTTACCTTGTATACTGAACCTATAGCAGCGTTAATCTTCTGATCTAGCTCATCTGCAGAAGGTAATGCGTCAAGCTTCTCAAAATAGCTAGCCGTTAATAGGCCTGCAGATTTAGAACTAGCCGAAATGAACGTAACAGGCCTAATAGTATAAATTGAACCAGTTCTGACGTTTTTCTTATCCACAGAAAGGCCCACTGTATTCATACTCGTGTTAGAGCGAATTGCGGTCACATAGTCTACAATGTTACTTACCTTTTGTCTGTCATCATTGCTATAATCATTAGCGCTTAGTCCTTTTCCTTCCTCTTTGTCTACTTTGGTATCTAACTTACTGTCTACATAAATCTTATCAGCTTTACCAGAGATTTGTTCAGTAACATCTACTGCTGCTACAGTATCATCAACGTACTTCTTAGTGGCAGGATGATAATCTGCAGTAGGTGTATATGTACTAGCATTACTTTTAGATATATATCTACTATCATGATTATGACTAGTAATATTCCCAGTAAGTACAGCTTCTACATTCTGTTTAGTTACAGAAGCATCACTACCTGGGTCTCCTTTCTCTCCTTTTTCACCAGGATCACCTTGTGCTCCAGGTGCACCATCAGCTCCTGGTTCACCTTTAGGACCAGGTTCTCCCTGTTCCCCCTTAGGTCCTACAGGCCCCTGTGGTCCTGCTGGTCCTTGAATACTACCTACATTACTCCATTTAGGATTAGATTCAACGTTACCATTTTCACCGGTATATACATATAGATTACCAGAAATTAACCAAGCATCACCAGATACTCCTTCTTGTGGTAACTGTGATTCAGAATCTAATTCTCCCTTAATATTTAATCCTGAACCAGTGTCTCCCTTAGGTCCTTGTGGACCAATTTGCCCTTGCGGACCTTGTGGTCCTCGTTCTCCCTGATCTCCTTTTTCACCTTTGGGACCAATAGGTCCTTGAATACCTTGCTCGCCTTGTTCACCTTGAATACCCCGCAAACCTCTTTCTCCTTGTAATCCTTGAGGTCCTCTTTCACCAGTATCTCCCTTTTCTCCAGTATTACCTTTCTCACCTTTCTCACCTTTCAAAGAGATTAACCATTCAGCTTCTGTTCCTTCAAAACCCTGCTGTACTGCTACTTGATATGCTGATAAACCTTGAATACCTTGTGCACCAGATAAGTCTGATATGAATTTCCATTTAGTATTACCTTTCAAATACAATCTAGAATCCTCTTCATTTTGAACATTACCTGTATCGATCATTACAAATTGTCCTGTTTTTACTTCAGGGTTATTGTAATCATCTTCCATAGCTTGAACTGAAGAATACGTTTTTACAATAGTAAATGCATCACCAACTGCATTAATACCACTATCTTGATAAGTATCTTTTGCATAATCATAGATATACCAATTACCATCTACAATCTTTGGTGGATTCTGAAGTACTTCTTTTGAGTCTTTTACAGCTTGTTTAGCATCTTTAACTGCATTAGGTACTTCTGCAAGCATTCTACCAAAGTCTTCTTCAGTGCCAGTATATCCTTGTTCTACAGCATATTCATATGCAGTCTTACCATATGCAGTAGCACTAGTGTCAACATATTCGTTTAATGCTGGATCAAATATCCACCAATTACCATTTTCACCAATAATTGGATTTTTACCAGAAGCAGGTATACCTGTGTCACGATTATCTATCCACCAGTTACCATTAGAACCAATGAAAGGAGCAACAGCATCTTCACTAGTAGCATCTGTCAGTTTAACCCAAGACTTAATATCAGGATTATATACTTTAATTACTTTTCCTTTTGAATTTGCTCCCAAGTCTATCCAGTACCCAACTTCATTAGAATTGGGTACCATATAGCTTGCAAAGAATTCATAATATACATTATTCTTTATCATTACTGTATTGTTTATAGATTAAAGGTTCAGTTAGATACATACTGGTGAAAGGATAATCTTCTTTCTTTTGTCTAAGATCATTAATAAGATCTCTAAGAACTTGTCTTCTTTCTGCAACTTCTGTATAATTATATTGTGAAGAAGGTTCTTGTCCTAGTACCATTGCTTCTGCAGCCTTAGTCATTATATAATCAGTAGAAGCTAATTCTTCTTCTGCTTCTTTTAATACTTCTTCTAGTTCTGCAGTAATGTAATATGTACACAGTAATTCACCATTTTTATAGAAATATCTTTTCATTAGATATTTTATAGTCTCATCGTGTGGATCTTCAACATCTACTATATCATAATAATTAAGATCTAGATCATTTATTAAAACATCTATTTGATCAGTCATGTCTAAACCATTAAATTCATCACTATTTAGTACATAACCATCACTCTTTCTTGCTATTATCGTCATAACTTAAATATTAAATTGTTCTTGCATAATAAGTATCTGAAGCTGTAATTAAAAATCTTCTTGCCATAGCTTTGTCTAATTTATAACTACTTATACTTCTACCAGCTTCATCAAACAGCGACATACCAGAACTAGGAAAAATATTATACGAAGTGCCCCAGTTAGAAGCATAAAGTAGCACTTCTATATTAAAATAATCGCTACTTTTTAAGCCTAAATGTTTAGCTAGTAATGATCTACCCGGTAAATATACCGTACTGTAACTAGTACTATATATTTCAAATCTCCAACCGTAACCACTACCATTGCTACCGCTGGGCCAAACTAGTTGAATACTATTTCCAGAAGCATTAGGATTTAATTGTGCTTTACATGTATCATATACTCCTTGTCTACACCAAAGAAAACCACCAGTAACAGCTAAACCAACAGCCCAACCCTTTGAGTTATTAGCACTGATAGTAGATCCTAAAATATAATCACCATAAACGTTATTAGTATAACTTATAGACATTGGAAGATTTTTACCATACGTTGCTGGAGCAGAATTGATACCAAAACCGGCGTTAACTCCATCCCCACTACAATAATATCCGGAGTTACTTAATGACCATCCACTTCCTCTTAAACCATTACTAATTTGAACTCCACCAATATCACCACTACTTGCTGATATTGTACCAGTAATATTAGCTTTAGTGGAAACCATACTTCCATCTTTTTTTATCCTAAAAGGCGCACTACCAGGACTAGATGCTGCATTACTACCAGCTGCTAAATGCACATCGCTTAATGGTGAAGTTCTGCCATCTAAACGCATAGTATTAGATTGAGCATAAATGTATTGATCAGCAAATTCCCAACCCGCGATAGTTGCTGTTTCTGCTAACAATAAACCCGTAGCTATTGATTCAAAGGATGAACCAAATCTAGTCCAGTATCTACCGGAAGTACCATCTACAGTAGTATAACTATTAGATGGTTTATTACTACTTGAAGCTACTGGTGCAGTACCCCTATAGTATTTATTCCACATATAGTAGTAACTACCATCTTTAACAACGTCTCTCACATTACCCGCATTTCCCGCTGTCCAACCATAAGTCTTACCAGATGTCCATTCTCCTCTATAATTCAATCCTGGTCCATCTAAACCATCAGAACCTGGAGATCCTGGAGATCCTGGAGAACCAGCAGGTCCTCTATCTCCTTGCTCACCATCTTTACCACTTATCTTTACTGGAGCTGTCCATCTATACCCGGTAGTTTGGTCTACTACAACTACACCATTATTATTAGGGTCTATGTTACCATGACTTTCCCATGTAGCATAACTAGTAGAGTAAGTAGGATCAAGATACCAAGTATAACCACCGCTGGATGTACCAGAGGAAGAAGGTCTAGTAGTCAATGTAGGTCTGCTAGGTGTACTATTAGTCATACAGTATATTGATATTGGTTGATAACCTGCTGCACCACCTTTAGCTTTAGTAACAGTAAAATCACAAACATCTACTTCTTTAGCATCAACTAAGAAATGAATTCTCCATACAGCAGTATCCGAAGTAAGAGATGTTACTGTTACTTTCTTACTAGTATTGTCTACATTTACTGAACCATCACCACTTATTAATGTACTTGTAATAGAATAATTATTATTTTCAATTTGATCTATACCAAACCATAATCGAGTTTCAGTTACAGCCCTAGATAATTCTGTAGGATCTACTTCTCCATTAAAGTTGGCAGATACAGTATGAGCTTCATTTGTTAACGTACCTCTGTAACCACCTTCACCATCTTTACCGTCATACAGTTTATTGATGGTCATCATATCCATATATGTAGCACCTCCATTAGTAGATGTAACTTCACACTTAAATGTTACTTCATTATTACCTGAGAAATAATTACCAGTAGGGCTTACTAATAGGTTATTACCTGTTTCATTTACTAGTTCTTGCCAATCATTTGTACCAGGTATAGCCCAGTACCAATAAAACATAGGTGATTCTATATTAAATGCAGTAGCCAATAAATTAATTGTAGCCGGAATGGGAGTAGTAGCATTAGAAGTATATTTAAATACTTGTTCTCCTGTAACCATCACATATGCTGCATCTACACCATCAAATCCAGATTCTCCATCATGAGTTTTATTTATGTACCAATCCTTAGTAAGGATAGTAGCATCTGTTAATTTGATAGTCAACCTTATAGTTGCGCTTATACTATTTATTTTACTTAAAGTGATTTTATTACCTTGTATTTCAACCGTAGCATCACCTTGAGTTGTAGTTGCTTCAATAGATACAATGTCAATAGGATCGATTCCACGATAAGCATATACTTCTGTATAAATAGTACTAAGATTAACTAAAGGTGTATTACCAGATGAATCATAAGGTATATTTACAGTACTATTAGTTAAATCAACATAATAAGCATCCAAACCTTCAGCACCATTTGCTAATTTAGCAATTTGTATATCGTCGTAGTATTGACTACCATCTGAATCTGTAACTACACAACGCACATTGGCTGTTCTTGTAGTAAATGTTGTATGAGGTATCTCTGTACTTACATTGTTACCAATTACTTCTATAGGTTCTGTTAATAATCTCCATTCATATGTAGGATTAGTCATACCATAAGTATTACAATATAGTACCACAGATGACGGAGTTGGTGTACCAGAGTAATCAGGAGTATCATATAAGAACAGTCTTGTACCAGTGATTTCAACCCATTTAGCTACATCATCACCAGGTTTACCTGAATCACCTTTCGATACTTGTAATTGCCATTCATCATTATCTGGACCAGGTACACTAGTGACACCATCCTTCATAGCAATCCACAAACTACCTTGATATGTAACTTGATCATAATAATTGTAAGTAGTATCAGGATTCCATTCTCCTCTATATACAGGAACTCTTACCACATCACCCGTCTCTGTAGTCTGCATCAGAGTACCAACAAACTTACTTTCTTTGCCGATTACAGTACGATCTTTACCAGCCAAAGTAAAGTCATCGATGTTATCATAGAAAGCAATTCTAGGAGAACCTTCACCTTTAGCTGAAATGAATATAGCATTACGTCTATCATTCATAGATGAATTCAATTCAGGATCTGCTTCTACCCTGTGACCTAACAATAAGACTTTATCTCCTACTTCAGGATTAGCGCTACCTGGTTCACATACGCTTTTAGAAAGGACGATGAAGTTATTACCAACTTCAGATACCATTCTCCAGTATCTCTTTACATTCTTGCCATCAAATTTCTGACAGATAGCCTGGTCTCTCACCCTAAACTGATTGTACTTAGTACCATCTTCGTCATCAAAGTAGCAAGTCCATCCATCACTACCATCTACTACTTCAACGATTTCCATATCAGCCATTGTAACTAATATATCTCCGCCAACAGCTTTTATTTCATTTACAATTAGTTCATTTACTGTCAGATTACCACGAACAAATAAATCATCTACTTCTAAATGCCATTTGGTGTTTACAGGCCATAAACTAGCTCCTTCACCATCCCAACCAGATCTAAAGGTTTTACCACCTTGTATACCTGCCAAAAATGTAGTATAACCTGTTGCAGTATCACCATCTTTACGTAGATAATCTTCTTTTACTTTACCTGAAGTATATATTGTACCATCACTAGGTGCAGTAGTTTGTCCTATTTTAATCAAAGGAAGTGAACCAGAGCTGCTTGAAGCAATGTTATCTATCTGACATTCCAGCTTACCTAATGCTTGATTTAAGGTATCTGTAGTAGTTAAAGGATCAGCATTTTCACCTTTATAGTACCCTGATAATGGAAATATGGTACTAGTAGGTTGTGTATGAAAACCAGGTGCTTCACCACTACCACCACCATTTGCAATTAAATCTGCTAATGCTGTAATGATGTTTTCATCTTCAATCAACCTATTTAATAGGTTTTGTAATTGTTCCTTTGTAGACTTATCATCAATAGTATCTATCCAACCCTGTACTGTATCATTAACTTCAGTTAAATCCTTATCGTGTTTATCTTCAAGAGTAATGATCTTATTGTTTAATACATCATAATAACTATTAATATTACTATTCAGGTTATTAGTAACATTAGTATCCCCTTCTACTATTTTGTTGGATAGATCTGTATAATTGTTGTCTACTTTAATATCAAGATTAGCTACATCTTCTTCAATACCATCTACTCTTTCATTAGTTGCAAACGTACCAGATAAACTAGTTTCAAAATCATCTTTATGAATTATCTTATTAGTTTTATCTTGTACAAGAGTTAGAATGTCATTATCTTCAAAAGATGTGGTAACCTCAAATTGTGATATCTTTTTATTCATATTACTCTTGAATTATATGTTCTTCTACTTCTGTTAATATACAATCATCATCGATATCTTTTTCTGGATAGAAATTAATTTGTTTTTTTAAACAACACATACATTCTATAATTTTATCTACATCTTCCTGAGTAATGGGAAAATCTTCATCATCTACTTTAGTACTAGCCCAACTAGATAATTTGCCTAAATGCAACAATAATACTAAATTGGTAATAGAAACTTTATCTAATTCTACATTGCACTTAGTAGACTGATTAACTAATTCCCCAACTTTATTTACATATTGTGCAAGTTCCATTACCACATTTATTACAACTGTTACACATTATATTACAATCACACTTTCTAAGATTTAACATATTCAGCATTTCTTTGTAATACAGATCCGCGTCTTCTGTTAAATCTAATTCTGTAGCATTATCATAAAGAGTTTTCTTAAATAAGAACATCATAATTAACTCTTTCATTTTGTTATCTAAGCAATTGCTACAGTAATTTCTTAATAGTTTAACTTCTGCATAATACAGAGATTCATTAATTTCATTCATATCAATCGTATAAATAAAAGGGGACTGGGGATAACTTCCCCAATCCCCTTTTGTGGTTAAATTTATTTTCTAATTAAGCAGTTACATCTGTACCAGCAATGAATGACTTAATCATATTAACAAACAGAGTGTTTGAAGTGATCTGTCCTTGATTAACATAAATTTCTGCAGATAACGGAGTAGTTTTAATATACTGATTATCATTAGACAGATATTTGTTATCCCATTCGATTGTGATAGTATCGTATTTTGCATTCAAATCAGATCTGAATTCCGGAGCAATATACGGATAGATAGCATTAGCACGATACTGAATGCCTTCATATCCTAAGTTCCAATTTTCACGATCACGAACAATGTAAGCATTACCACGACCCGGAGTACCTTGAGTCTTAGCAATTGTCAGATTAGAAATCGGATACATTACATTGCCCAGTAAGCCAGAAGGAATCGTTGTCTGCATGAAAGCTTCTACAGATACCTGACAGTAACCTGCATCTGTCGCAATACCCTGATTGTAAGGAATTTCCTTAGCATTCAAAGTAAGAACAGCTGCGCTAGAAGAAGCTACCACACGAGCACCTTTATGATTATTAATCTTTTTTACGAAGGCGTCAATTAAATCTTTCGGAGCAGTAGTCTTAGCAATTACTTCATAAGTATGAGTAAACTGACCCGGAGCTGCGTGAATGTCATTATAAACAAGACGCAAAACATAACGGTGACCAATTTCCGGAGTAACCTTAGTAGCTGTGATAACAATCTTATCTTCAGCTTTAGCTACGAACGGAGTGATAACCATAGAAAGGCAAGAACCTTTCTGAATAGGCATAGAATACTTAATCACAGCCTTAGTGGTCTTCGTACCTTTTTCGTTATATACGTCTTCTGTACCCTGGCAAACACCAACATAAATAGCATTAGCAGCAGCAGCATTAGCAGCTGTTGTCAACAGTTTTTTGTTTTCATCAAACAAAGCAATAGCACCATCAGCTAAAGAATCTACATTAGAGAACGAAGCCGGAGCCGTCTTAGCAATAAGTACCGTATTTACCTTTTGTAGCATAATTTATTTAATTTTATTTAGTTAAACATCAAAGCGCTTAGTTTAACTGGTTTAGTCTTCTACTTTCCATGTTTCAGATTTCCGCGTAAACTAAACTTTATTCCATCGTATTTATCTCATTAATATACGATTGATATCTTGGATTAGCCTGATTTTCCAAGTATAACTCCGCTGCTAGCTTTACAATTTCTGAATGAGTTGATACTGGCATATCTGTATACTCATCAAAAGGAGCATCAGTCAGGCTAATCTTTTTGGGAGTCCTCAAGTATGTGAGGATATAATTCTTTATATTGTAATTACCATCAGTATATAAATGGATTTCATTACCCTGAAATAATCTCAAAGGTCTTGCTGAAGTACCATGTAATCTATATTCTGATAATGTATTTTGTCTTTGTCTATCAAAATTCTCAATAGTAGCTTCTAACACATCTGTGTGTTTAGTCCTAGGTTGACCATTTGGACCTTTAGGCCAACAGTTGTTATTACTATAGATTACTGCTGTTTCACCTAAAGTAAACATATAATCTGTTGGTAATGTAACTACTTGTTCTTCTGGGAATGTTGTAAACTGATATGTCTTATTGGTTACAAGTGTACGAAGATCATCAATTCTTTTCTGATCCTGTTCAAATGCTGTACGCTTGTAATTAATACCTGAGTATCTAGTTTTAATAAACTTATCTAAACCAGCCATTAACCAATATTCAATATCTGCTGTAACTGGCTTCTCAATATTGTTATCAAGTAAACCTATTTCGGTTTCAAATGCAGTTTGTAATTCAATGAACTTCATAATTATTCTCTATTACTTTGGTTAGATGGTTTAGTTTGTAATCTGTATTTACCTTCTGTAATAAACATATTAACAGCAAGATCAACTATTTCACTATGAACAGATTCAGGTAATTCACATTTTGAAGCACCAGTTGTAGTATTAAATCTTAATGGTTTTCTATAGTAAGTAAGAATAACACCACTTAAGGTAGTATAAGCATCTACTACTACTTCCATGTACATATATTTAGTAGTTGGATCAGATATTAAAGCTACTGCTGGTTGTCTTACAATTGGTGTATTATAAGCAGTCTTCATAAACTTTGGTAGATCCCTATATTTTACTAATTGATTATCTACTTTAGTTTCAGTAGTATACTGCTTATAAGTACCTTTTACTTTACTTACTGAATGCACATATAAGAAATATTCATCAGTAGTAGAATAAGGCAATCTATATCTAGCTATACCATTTGATGTAGAACCGCTTTGAGTGAGTTCTCTTTCAACCAATAAACTTTTAATAGAATCTGTGTTTCTAGTTTGAGTATTGGTTTCAATCTCCATTTGATCATCACCGACATAGTTCATCATTACATAGCGATCCTGTGCTTCATTAAGTATAGAAAAGATTAAATCTGAATTAGGTTTGTTTTCTATAGTAAGATCTGGACTAATAAGTTGGAGTCTACGTTCAAACTCCATTTGCATTTCCTTGCTACTCATATTATTCTGCTAATTGTGCCACATACTGTGGGTGTGATTGAACTCTTGGTGATTCAACATTTTCTAATGCCATATCAGCAGCTAACTTAACTACTTCATATTGCATATACTCTGGTATTTCATCTAATGTAGATGTAATATCCTGATTATTAATCTTACGAGGATATGCTAAGTAAGTTAAGTCGATAGTATAGGGACCTGTCATAAGATCCCTATCCACGAATACTATCAACTTGTTATCCTCTAATATAGCAACAGGCTCTTCTATCCAAGGTTTATTATTATAAGTTTCTAAGAACCTTAAAGCATTCTCATGACTTATCAATTTAACATTGGCTAGTTTACTACCAAAATGTAAAGTGCCTTGTATGAAGTACATACGCTTATCTTGTGTATCACTACCGTACTTAATACTTGATTTAAAATCATTAAGCGTTAATCTGTTATTAGTAGTTTCACTAAGCAAAGTTAACCCTTTGTCTGTTCTTACTAGACCTTCTAAATCTGCTACACGTTTAGTATTACCTTCAAAAGAAGTTTGTATAGTATTATTACCAGTAAACTTAGTAGCTATTTTACTTAGATAAGCAGTATATAACCAATAATCTATTTCTTCTGGTAAGAAAGAAGGACATCCAGACATGCCTATATTAACAGCATTCTTGTCAGCTTCTACTTTAAATGCAATATGTGCTTCTGCTATTGTCATATTTACTTGGATTCTATTTCTTGCATGATAGCTAATCTAATATCCTGATTTTTCTTATCATCAAGCATTAGTACAGCTTCATCCATACTACGTCCAATTACATCAGTGCCATAGTAATATAAGTTCTTATTCTTACGAATAATATTCTTGCTAATAGCTGCTTCAATCAAGTATTGAGTTTCTTTATTCTGGTTGTTGACCCAAAGTAAGAGATACTTCTGAGGATCTGCTTCAATTAACTCATTAAGCTTACTTTCTACTAATTCACTAGAAATAGAATCAGATTTAATACCATAAAGTCTAAGACATTTACGCATTTCTTCAAGTGACATCTTAGTAAAGTTAGCGTAAGCTTCACGTTTAACTTTAAATTTCTTATTATTTTCTTCAGCTTCCGCTTCAGAATTAATCAATACAAAATCATTACTTGGTTTGATATTAGCTGTTCCACAAGCTACTCTCTTGTGATTCTTGAGAAACAAATATGCAAGTTCGTCTTCAGGTCTTTCTGTATGTAAGTAATAATCTTTATTACCAACTTTGATAGCATAAGTAGTCCAGAAAGAACTATAAGGAGCTAAATGACCTTCAGGATAACCGATAGCTTTCTCTAATCTACGAGCATCTTCTTCTGTTAAACCTGTATACTTGTTACCTGATCTTGTCCAATATGACGCGATGTATTCAGAACAATTTTTAAACTTTGCAATCCCAGACCAGGGATTAATTCTAATAAATCTTAACGTTGCTTCCATATATTTATATAAATATAGATTTTAAACCTGTTAATAAAAATATAGGGGCTATTACGCCCCTATAAATCTTTATCATATTTTATCGGCGTATTTGTATATACACTGAATTATGCTTCAGCATCCATGATCAGTTCACCACAACCACGCGGATCTCTTACCATAATACCCATTTCACCTAAGAAGTGAACTGTGTAACCATCCTTTGCATTAGAACGCAAAGTATTGATAGATTTAGCAGGACCTGCAGGAGAGATAGAACCACCAGTATACCACTGCATGAATTCACGACCTTTACGTACTACCTTAACAATGTTTGCTTCACCATCACGACGGCTAACATCCAAGAAAGTAAAACGATAAGATTCCAGCGGTTTACCAGAAATCGGATGCAACAGACGGTTGTCTGTAGTATTATCATACAGCGGGAAGTGTTTCAGTGTCAATTCAATACCGTTAGTCATCTTGTAAGTTACAAACTGACCACCAAGTGTCAATTCCTGACCACTACCACTTACGAACTTAGTATCGATCAAGTTCATTGTAGCTGCTTTCTGTTTCAATACACGGTCAAATTCACGAATACCCATTTCACCAGTAAGTGCAACGAATTTACGTTCATTAGTACCAAGTACATTATAAGACAGATCAAATAAGAAGTCTTCCAGCAATTCAGCTGTCAACTCAGTATAATAACGTCTGTTAGACGGAGTGATCTGTTCCAAAAGACCAGCAGGCAAATAAACCGGACGACCGTTAGTACCTTTCAGAGAGAAAGTACCATCCTGGTTACGATTAGACTTAGAGTAAACCATCATCTTTTCGCAACGTTTACGCCATTCACGCAATGCTGTCCATTCCTGATAATCAGACCACAAATAAGATTTCTTACCTGTTTTAGGATCCTTCAATGCAATCCACAGAACAGTTGCATAAGCTGTACCAGTAATATCATAGCTCAAACGAGTTGTGAACAGGTAGTTACGCATCTTGAACTGAGTATTGTAGTTCAGGATATCTGCTTCTTCACTATATTCTTCGTAAGCAGAACCCAGACGTGACATTTCACGACCAGCCAACAGATACTTACCAGGAATATAAGAATTAGACTGACCATCTGCAATAAACATAGTATAGCACCACAGGTTACCGTCCTGGATAGGAGCACCAGAAATACGTAACTGATATTCCTTGTCATCAAGTACTACAATAGCACCCGGACCAAACCATTTATCTTCTACCCAAATCTGGATAGGTGTGTTACCAATACCTGCCATAATAGTGTCAGCATTAGCGGCAGTAATTTCTGTACCCTGCCATTTAGCAGAGCGAATTGTTACAGCTCTATCGGTATCGATTTCTACGTACCATTCATACGTACTCTGGTCAATGGTCATTACATTACCAAGACCACCCGTAATAGCATCAATAGATGTGCCATAAGCACCATCTTTAGCAGCAAAAACGTAAGATACGATACGTTCTACTTCATAAGGTCTTGATAACATTGCTTCTGAAATCTTATTTTCGTCAATAAGATCTGAAAACCATCTACTTTTACCGATTTGCAAATTATTCAGAATTCCGTTATCCATAAATTAATTTATATTTTTATATATTATTTAAACTACGTGCTGCGATACTCCAGATAGAGTTTGGTGAACTAGTGTGAACTTTCTTTGAGTTTTTTGAACTACCCGTGTTTTTTAAGCTTTGTTTAAGTGTTTTTATAGCAGAGCTAGTTCCAATTTTTTTAGCAGTATCTAGCAAAGTGTCACCCTTCATAGTAAAATAGGCTGACTCAATTAAATTTTTGACGCTCTTAGAATAGTCCTTTTGATATTGAGTAAGACCATCAGCGTCAGCTTTAAAGATGTAATTTAGTAAAGCTTTCTTATCTTTTTCAGGAATAGCTATACCGCGTATATCTTTTAAAGATTTAATGTTGGTGACAACGTCATCTACAAATCTTTGTTGGCGCTCTACTCTCTGTTCATTTTCCTTTTTTTGTTGCGCTAATAGCTGTTCCTTTCTCTCTTCAGCTATATCCTTCATAGCTTCCAATGCATCTTCAGCTTCATCTTCAAGGATACCAGCATCTTCATACTTTTCAATTTTACGAGCAATTTGCTTCTCATTAAATCCTTTAGCAGCAAGCAATTCTCTTACAATTCTCTTTTGATTTTCTTCAATAGTAGTATCAAAAGTCTCATAATCAATTGCAGGAGCAGCTTTGAAATAATCTTCAAGTTTACCGCCATTACGTACGAATTCATCCAACTGAGCAACTTCTTCACTAGCATACTCTGGTGTAGAATTCTCCTCAATCATCTCTCTAAAATATTCACAGAGCTCTTCTACTGTAGAAGGTTTATCTTCTCCTTCTTCTACTTCAAGACCCATTTCTTCTGCTACAGCATCAAAGAATGCAGTTACTTGAATACCTTCATTATCCAATTCTTCTCCTTCAGTAGGAGTATCTACTACACTATCTTCTTTCTCTTTAGTATCTACTACTTTATCATCTTTAGCAGGTTCCTCAGTAGGATCTTCTACTACTGGTTCTTCTATTTCTTTTTCTTCCTTTTCTGGAGTCTTAACAGCATCATTTCCAAATACGTCTTTTACAGAAGGAGCTTTATGCTGTCTCTGCAAACGTGCAATCTCTTCATCACTAATCTCTCCCTGTTCTTCACGTAGATTTCCTGTTACTAAAGGATTATTATCTATAGTATTAGATGAAAATACATCTGCTACTGCTTCCCAACCTAATAGTTGATTACTATTGTTATCCATAATTATTATTAATTAGATTTATTATTTTGTTTTTCTCTTAAAAATTCTGCTCCACCTAGACCTATTGTAGGAAGTAACCATTCCATTGGTACTAATCTATTAAGTCTATCTATATATCTCTGTTTGTCAATATACAAATCGTATTGATTTCTAACAGCACCGTTAGCTCTACCACTTCTAAAGTAATCTAGAATCATATTCTCATCTACAGGGTCACTCCATTTACTAATTTTATTAGAATCTTTCAAAGCTCTCTTGAGAGTTAACATATGACTTTTAGATTCTGTAGGATTAAGCAAATATCTCTTATTCCTGGCTGCTGAATGAAACCCAGCATCTCTTAATTCCTTAGTAGTATAAGTATTACCTGGATCTGCTAAATATCTAAGATAAGGATTTGTAATATAATCTACACCAGGTTCAGCCTCATACTTTATTGAGCCAGCTATACCATCTGCCATATGACCTAACTCATGATTTGCAGTACCGGGCATATAAGTAGATGGGTCAAGTACTATACTATAATCATCAACATTACTAGATGTAAATCCATCTTGAATGTTTTTCATGTTAGCCTTGCCATATATATTATCACCCATCGAGCCATAAGATACATAATCTTTCCTACCAGTTATTTCTTTATAAGCAATATCGGAATAAGCCTTTTCGTAATTAGTATTATAAGCCTTATCAATCTCTCGTACTAACTTACGAGTATCCTCATCAGGGTATAGTGCTTGATCAACACTTCTTAATATCTCATTACTATACTGATTTTTATTAACTGCTTCACGATACCAAGTATCCTGCAACATGGCTGCTTGTGCTTCTATATCTTTTGGAGGTTTAGCTGGATTGTAGTTTCTCTCTCCAGAAGGAGTACGTTTAGCTTTAATAGGTTTAGTAATAGTGGGTGTGAATGGTTCTGCATATGAAGAAGTAGCATATTCATCAGTACCCTCAATTAATCTTCCTACTTTGGATTTAAACTTTTTTAATGTTTTACCAACACCCCAAGGAATGATATTAAGAGCAGCATCCACAGCAGCACCTGTATAGTCTCCATTACTTAGGTCTTCAACAAAGTTAATTGCGTCCTTTACATAACCCGCAGGAGTTATATAAGCTTCAGGTTGAACTGTAGAAGCTTTACCTGATATCTGTTGTTGTCTCTTATAATATTCAGGAGTACCTGGAGTAAGACCTAACTCTTTAGGTGGAGTTACTTTCTTACCACCGTCTTCGTATTCAGGAATTGAATCAAATTGTTGTTTAATATCAAGATAAGTAGTGTCAGGATTCTGAGCTTTAATGCTATCGTATATTTGTTTCCTTTCTTTAAAGGATAAATCTGACCATTTCATCATTTAATTCCCATTAGTCTGTTAGCCCATCTTTCTGTATAGAAATGATAATAATCTTCACATTCATGAAATGCACAGTGCAGTAAAGAAGGTAAGCCAACTACTATCAGATATAAGGGACCTAATCGTTTTGATTGTTTTGTGTGTCCCAATTCATGATACAAATGCTTAGGATTATTAACGATAATATACTTACCAAGGGTAATACCACCAGCCATTTGAGGACTGAGCTTACACTTAATACCATTCCCACAAACTTCTTTAGTACATATTTCATGACCTTTATATATTTTATATAAGGCTAGCCCCAGTAGATTCTGGGGCAATTGCCAAATATATAGTAAAACTTCTTTCATATTACTTACCTGTTTTACCAGTTTTACCACCTTTCTTGCTTCCGCCTTTCTTACATGCCATAATTAGTTCCTCCTATTTTTTAGTTTTAGATTCATATTCCTTTTTATTTCTTCTTGGATTTTGCTGCTTCTGCGTTTGTCTTATTTTTAATAGCTGTTTTGGCTTTCAGTTTTTCTCTTTCCATTGCAGCCTTATCTTTAAGAATCTGTAACTTCTTAGCTTCCTCAAGTTTCTGCTTTTCTAATGCTATCTTTTCTCTTTCAATAGTAGCTTTAAGCTTTTCAGCTTTATCTGACTGTTCAATCTTCTTAGCTTCTATCTGTTTCTTATTCTCAACTTCACGAGCTTTGTTAGCTTGTTCAATCTGTTTAGACATAATATCAGAGTAAAGACGTTGCTGTTCAATTGCTTGATTACCAATCTCAATAGGATCTGGTATACCATTGCCATCTTGATCCATACTTTCAGAACCACGATAAGCATTCAATTGAGCAACAGTAATCTTAGTAGCATTATCCTGATCAATCTTGTATTTCTCAAGATCAAGCTCAGCTTCTTTAAGCATAAGTTCTTGTTCCTTAACTTGATTTTGCATCTGTACAAGTTGCTGCTGTTGCATTGCTTCTTGTTCTTGCATAGCTTGCTGCTGAGAGATTCTTTGATTTTCAAGTTCCTGTAACTTATTCTTTAACATAGATAGATTATCCATCATATACATTTCAGCAGCATCTACAAGACTTGCACCATTCTGCATAGCTGGTTGTATCAATGCTCTTAACTGCTCAATTGCTTGAGATTCTTTAGTAGAATCCGTTACAAAAATATCAAAGTCTTCATATGGGAAATTATCTGATACTGAGACAAATGCTCTAGTAGTGTCATCAAATATATAATTGAGATACTGTTTATCACTATCTTTCCATGCAGCTTTTGCAGCATTTAATAACATTAATAAAGCTTGTTTCTTTACTTGGTTATGCATCCAGAATAAAGGTTCAGTAATATGAGCAGATTGTATTACAGATCTTTCTACATTACCTACTAATTCTGTACTAGAGATAGCACCTTGTCTTTGAGGAGTTACCCCAGACAACTCTGAAGCCATAGCTTCAATCTTATCAAGTAACTGTATATACTGAGCTATGACATTACCCATAGTAAGATCCCAAGTAGAGAATCCATTCCAACTTGAAGGTCTACCACCTTCCCTACCAGGTATATCCCAACCTTCATCATATGGGTTAATAAATGCAACACCTAATGCACTTAAATAATGTAACCATTTTGAAGTATCAATACCTAACCCTTTGGGTATCTGTGTAACATCTACTACAGGTACTTTACCTTTATCTCTAGCCATAGCTAGTTCTAATCGATAAAATGTAGTAATGTATAAATACTGTAATGGTTTCATTATACTAACTAATGATTTTGGTACACTATTAGTATTACTGTAAACTACCCCAGTATACGGTAACCTCTGTGAATTAAGATTGTTACTAGTAATATATTGATACTCTATTGGTTGAATACCAAAGTAAATGTCATCATCTGCTCTATATCCTTCCCATACTTCTACAATCCAATCCCATTCTACTGTTTCGTTTTCAAGTGGTTTGTAGTATTCATCCACTACAATTTCTTCAGGCAAACCTGTTTTAGGGTTAATAGTTGTTAAGAAACCTATTTTCTTAAAGGATTTCCAACACACATGATAAACTACTACATCTTCAGCATCACCATAAGGGTTGTGATCAGGTAGTTTACTGTAAATTTTAGTATCTATATGGTTCCAGTCATCAACCATATTCTTATCACCTAACCAGTTTTTACCACTCTTACCGTACTGATCGAATTTCTCCAGTAATTTGTTAAGTTGTTTTTCATCCATTTTATCATAAAACTCATCATATACCTGAGTATATGACATAATCATTTTATTACAACACATAGGTGCTTCATGAATGAATTCTATACCATCACAATCATCATACCAGAAACCTTTTGGGTTAACTCTATTTAAACAAGGTTCTCCATTCCTAATGCCTACATAAAGAACTTCTTCCCCAGCAATAAGTGCATCTTTCCATGTCTTTACAAACTCATGGTCTATATTCAAAGAGTTCTTCAAGTAGTTTAAACTGTGATAAGCAGTTAATTCAGCAACATCCTTATAATCCTTAGTAAGGTATTCCTGTATTTGTTCTGGAGTCTGTATTTCCCCAGATTGTAAGGCTTCTTCATATCTTGCTTGTCCTTCAGGGCTCATCTTAGCCATGATTGCTGCTTGTACATAATCTAAAAGCATTTGCTTAGCTTTTTCTTGCATTTCACTTGCAGCAGCATCGCTAGTACGGCATACCTTAAAATTGAAAGGCCGTTTAGTTTCTTCACCAATAAGTAAATCAATCTTAGGTCTGATAATGTTATAATCCTGTGCCATTGCTGGGAAACCATCATCTTGGTTAAAAGGGTTAGTAACATATTTCAAATCCTTTTCACTATAGACACTATTGTATAAATCATAATAAGTCTGCATTTCTTCTTCTGAAGGTACTGTATCAGAATTAGTTATTTGTGATTGACCTATAATGTAATCCACACAACATTCTCGCCATTCATCAGTCTTCTTGTTATAAGGTATTTTCTGTATAGGAAAGCTATTTACTGTGCGTTCCATATTTAAAATGAAAATGTTAATATATTTGAATCAAATAATTTATTTGTAGAATCAGAAGTGTCTTGTTCAAACCATTTATCTGTAAATATAGGTAAATCAAACAATCTTTGGTTCCTCTCTACTTCTTGTTTTTGCTTTACTTGAGATGTATACAATTGTTCCCTGTATATCATTAATTGAATCATTGCCATTACTCTATCGAAATTACCTTTATCATTATACATTATCAATTCCTGTAGTAACGGCTCGGATAGTATAGACTCAAGTCTCATATGACCAGGTTCTGTTTCTTCTTCTAGCCACTCCTTAATTTTACCTTCACCCCAAAGCTTTATTTCTTTATTCATATGACAACCTTTACGTCTATTTACTTTGGAGTCTCTTACTATATCCTTGATAATATCTGGTTGATCAGCTAGTAAGTAATCACAGTGCTTATTATTAAAGTAAGCGAATATACCAGTGTTTTGGTTTTCTACCATAGCCCTAGCATTATAATACATTAATAGTTTACGTACATTATCGTAGAATTCTTCTGCTGTTTTTGGTCTACCAGTATATTCTGCTACTAATATGTCACTGTACGATTCAAAGTTCTGTATACGCTTGTATATAAATATAGAACCTAATGAGTTAGTACCGGATTGATCTTGATCATATGGGTCTAAACCAGCTATATATAAGCCTATAGGTGGATCTGGACAAGGATGTTCCCATATTACTATAGAACCAGTAGGATCTGCCATCTTTGGTAGAGGGTACTCTGTAATATCACCTGTCTTTTTAATTACCCATTTAGGTACACCTTGTTCCCATACTAAATCACCAACTTGCTTGTGATTTTGTAATTTACGATTAGTTCTTATCCTAGCTAATTGTTTTTGTAATTCTCGTTTAGGGAATATATTACCAGATAGTTCAGTAAAGGCTTCAGCAGGTGTTTCTGCATGTTCTGCAGTATATCTATCTACTTGTTGAGAGTCTTTAGCACTCTTTAATTCTTTAGCTCTTAGGTTGAGTATGTATGCCCTAGCTTTATCATGGAGAGTATTACCATCCTCATCCATATATATACGATTACCATTCGAATCACGTACGTCTAGGTTAGTATGTTGAGGTACAAAGAAACCACATTTCTTACCACCAACTGCACCTTCATCCCATATGTTATCAAAACCAATACAGTTAAATGCTTCAGGGTCGTAAAAGGCTTCCCTTAAACCTGCTACATTATCCCCCTCGTCACCACCTGTACCAAACAAAAGCATTAGACCAAAGGCAACACCATCTTGTTCTACTGATGGTCTAGCAATTTCCCATGCAGCTTTTAATTCTTTGAATGAACCACCTTCTTCCCACACAATTAATTTAGCAGCTTTACCACGAACAGCATTAGGATTATCTTTAACAGATACACCCATTATTTCAGATTTGTAACCCATTTCTACTTTGTTACCAAATTCATCAGTAACAAGCATAGATGCTCTTTTACGCATGGCTGTATTAGCTACTTGCCTTTTCTTACCCCATGCGGTATTAGCATCAATAAAATCCATATAATCCCAAGCTTTGGTTAAGTTACCATCTTCAGTAAGATATTGCTTGTTTGATGCATATACATAAGACTTTGAATTAGGGATAAGAAAGAAGTTACGACACAACATGGAAGCAGTTTTATATGAATAACCCTTACGTCTTGCTTTTGTGAGTACCATATGTTTACCTTGATTCTCTGCTTCCTCTACAGCTTGAAAGAAGTAATAATCGTAATCATAGAAATCAGGGAATGCGGCCTGTCTAACCTTCTTAGTTTCACCATTAACCGTAGTATAAACAAGTCTTTGAATAGGACAATAGTTTAAATAGAAATAGTTATACCCAGTAATGTAATCACCATCCTCTGCAGTATAACCATTAACACATCTATCTACTTCTTGGTCCCAGAAATTGTAATATTCAGTAGTACCTTTCGGATACTGACAATAAGAACCACTGTTGATAAAGTTTAATGCAGGCTGACGGAATTTATTTGAATTTTTAATCTTTTTGTTAAAATCAACTATCATACTTATATCTATTTATCATACCATAAATAGAAGAATATGGTATAGAATATTTTATTTCTAAATCCCTATAAGACAATTTATTTTTTATCCGATCTTCGCTAATTATTTTTTGTAAAGTTTTTGAGTACTTAGTAACTCTTTTTGTTGCATTTTTTGCAAGAGACGTTCTGATTTCTTTCTTTATATCTAATCTGTTATCCGTCCAAGAACCAATTTCTATATTGTCTATAGAATTATTTAACGAATTACCATCTAAATGTCTCACACATATTTTTTCTTTATATATTAAGTCTTTATACTTTACATAAGCTTGAAATCTGTGTACTTTACATCTATAAATGCGATTATCTATCTTCACTCCAAAAGAATAGTATTTTGTATTAGCCCGCTTATCTGCAATTTGAATCTTTTTATAGTGCCATCTAAGTTATAGACGTTACCCTTTTCATCTATTTTATAACCTCTATTATATACAAATTCTTCTATTCTCATATTCCGGATTTATACAATAATACCCCATACCTTTTGAGTATGGGGTAACTTATTTGTCACTATTCTTGATTTTCTTACTGAAATCAATCATATTATTAATGATTAAACAATTTCTTTATACTTCTCCAAACTCTCTTATAGAGAGGCATTGTAGCTTGTTTCAATTTTTCTACTGCTGCCTTCTCTGCAGCTTCCTGCTCCATTAGAGCAACTTCTATATCTTTAAGGACTTCATAGTCATATGCAGGTCCCATATTAACAATCGTATCATACTGATTGTATTTAACTTTAACTGATTTTGCCTTACTAGTAGTTTTAGTAGCTTTCTTTTCCTTAGTCATAGTTATTATATTTTGTGCGTTTAACGCGTAGTTAGTTTATTTTGTTTCAAAATGTATTACTTACCGTACAGCTTGTCTATTTGATAGTTCATATGGGTTAACTTCTGCACCCCCACGAATCCTATTATTAGCTAATTCTTCTGATCTTACTGCGGATTCTAATGCATCTAAAGATTTAATAGTATTACCAAGTTTTTCCATACCTGCTAGGATTAATTGAACTTTCTTATCATCTAGCTCATCTTGTAGTGACTCTGCATAATATCTAGATACACTATCTAATTTCAACCTAGCATTCTTAAGTAAGCCTAAAATAAGAGTTTCATTGAAGTTAATATAAGCTTGTTCTGCTTCTATTACCTCTACTGGTAATTTATAATTAGCATCATCAAAAAGCTCTTTCTTAAGTCTTGGTTCTATATCTTCAGGAGACATACTTTTTACATAAGGACTATCATACTTATTCTTTAGTACAATGTAAGTAATGTATTTAGTAGCCATTTCTTTATCTGCCTTATCGGCATCCCACACCTTTTTAAAGGCTGGGATACCTAGGGCATCATTGTGTATAACTACTTTACCTGCCAAAATATCAAATAGTTTCATTAGTTCGGACAACAATCACAACAAACTTTTTCACAATTACCACAATCACGTGACTTCATGTAATTGTTTCTCATTTCTTTTAATTCTACTATTCTATTAACAGCAGAGGCACAAGGTACAATTACAATTTCAGGATCTTTATCCTTTTCTGTAGTATACATTTTAAATAATATACTAGGTTCAGTAATTTCATATTTTTGACCATTGTAATGCAATTCTCCGGCTTCAGGTAAAATATAATAATAGTCTATTATATCGTATTTCTCAAAAGAATTCTGAATATTTTCTATAGAACCATCTGTACTGCTTAACAAATTGTTGTATTTTAAATTGTAAACCATATTAATCAAATTTTAAGTATCTTAATTTATAATGTCTATTTAAAGCATCAATAGCTTCTTGTTTAGTGTAAAACATATTTACATACTCTGGATTACGATCATAATTATTTATTATCTCCTTCAGCTGCTCCGCTATCTCGTCCTGATTCCTGTGTCTCATTTTCTGCTGTATTATCTGATGAACCAAAACCATTTTCTCCTCTATCACTTTCAGCTAATTCTTCAGCTAGAGTAGGTTCGATAGTAGGGTAAGGCATAATGATCAACTGTGCAATCTTTTCACCTGGTTGATAAATAGTAGGTAATGCATCCGTAGTAAGTTTAAACTTACACATAATTTCACCTCTGTAACCAGCATCTACTACACCTACACAGTTACACAATGATAACGATCTCTGAGATACAGATGATCTCATAAAGATAAAACCTACATATCCTTCAGGGATCTCTACTGCTAAATCAGTATGATATACTAATACCATTTTACCACTCTTATCAAATTCCTGAGTAAACCTAGTAGCGGTTAGATCTAATCCAGCATCATTCGGGTTAGCATAAGTAGGTAATACAGCATCTTGTGTTAATTTCTTAAATTTTACTTCCATGTTATTTTCTTACTATATTATTTCCTAATATTATTTCAGTCATCTGTGCTGCTAGATTTGCAGCATAATCTTCAGCAAATTGACTACGATTCGTATCCTGTAGTATCTGTTTCAGATACAGTAGAATCACTTGTTGATTCAATAGTATCTGGTCCAGTTTCTCTTCTATGTCGGTGAACATATATTTTTGTTCTTTACTAGAGATAGCGTCACAATCAGCTTTGATAATCTCATTATAGGCATCCACTACTTCCCAAAAGTCATCTATTAATTTCTGCTTACGAGCTGCTTCAGGAGCAATATCTCCTTCACGGTGTTTACTTATCCAAAGTAAAGCAATAGCATTCCAGGCTACTTGTGCTAGATGTCTACATCCTGTTTCTTCATCAAAGATTTCACTTTCAGCAGCATATAAGTGTCTAAGTAATGCACCTTTATATCTTTCATAACCGTTTTCTAGATTCTGCCAAGTATTATCATCATACTTCTTAGCACCCTCTGTATATACTCTGGCTATGTCTTCAAGACAGTCCAATGGCATTAATTCCCATCTTGTTTTATCGTCTTTACGATCGTTCTTCATATCCATCTGGTTTAGGCATTTTTTGTATTCGTATTGCATCTATTTCAGTCTTATTCTCTAGTATAGCTTTACATATCCTGTGATAACCATCACATATTCTACCATAACTATCTAATATAATTGGATATTTTGTATCTACTTTTTGTATTCGTAAAGAATGAAATATAAAATCATCTAAACATTCAATATCCCAAGGTAAGTGTGATAGATCTATGCCAACTAAAGGTAATTTAAATACAGGATATTTCTGCTCTTTACAATAAGTAATAAGTGTTGACGCATTCCATATTTTACCCTCACATATATATCTATTCTCTGTGATTCCAGAGTCTTCAAATATTACTCTTGGGTTCTTGTCTTTCTTTGCTAGCATATTTCTTTTTTAGTTTTATTTTAAAAAGATAACCAAACATAATAGACTTTGTATCATCATTACTTGCTATTACGTTAGAAGCAAACTTGAAAGGATGATTACATATTACTTCTATTACTTGATATGGTATGTTATATTTATTAGCTAATTGAGTATATATGCTAGTTCTTTTTTGAGAAGTCATATACTACTTTGTATTCTTTATTCTGGAGTAAATCATCAAAGGTTGATGATGTATCAATAGAACCTGGTCTAATAGTATTAACAATTATCTTTAAAGTATCAAGTGCTGTGTTATCAGCATATACTTTAATGCTTTGTAACTTCTTTGCTTCTTGTTTAGTGTAGTCCACTATAGGTTCTAATGCTAATGTATTCTCCTCACTTAAAGGGTTAGCCAGAGTAATAGGATAATATAAAATTGTTTCTGTCTTTATTATTATTCCTCTATTGTAGTCTAGTTTCTTACCAAGAAGTTTATTAAACCACATTTTAATCTTAGAATAATCTTGCCACAGGATTATAGTACCTGGCTTAAATGTTATTATTTCCATGTATTCTAATTATGATGGTTACTTGAACTCTGTCTCCGATGATCTCTGGTATTAGAGCTTTATTAACACTTAATTCATCTTCGGCGGGACCTGCAATTAGAATTCCTTTTTCTTTGAAAGCTTTAATGTACCGACTTAGATTGTCCTTAGTAATACCTAATGTTTGAATTATATGCTTTCTATTCTGTCTATTAGCTATATTCTTATGTTCATTAGGTAGTTTATTATAATTAATGTCTAATCTAATTAACTCAGCCATTAATTCTAGTTCCCTGTCCGTAAGCCGAAGTATACCATTAAGTGATGTTAAGAACTCTGTAATAAGATCATCCTTATTTACAGTCTTAACTAATTTATTCATTGTCTTTCTTATCTACATCTAAGATCTGCTGAATAGCATTAATAAGTTTCAACAGATTTTGGTTTACTGTTTCAGATTCTAATTTCAAACAAGGTTGAATCTTACCTTCTTCAAAATCCTTTCTTACTTTATCCAAATTGCTTTCATATTTGGTTTTGCAATCGTTGATAAAAGCTTCCAATGCAATTAATTTCAGTTCAGCAATAGTAGGTAACGTTTCCTCTTCTTGTTCAGTAACTTCTGAACCATACGGTTCCAAATTGCCACCTTTTACTAATGCATCAACATACTCTTCGTTAATAGACATAAAACGAGAATTAGTACCTTTCTTTGTCGTTTTAGTATCTTCCATTACAAATTCTTTATCATCAGAGTCGAAATTAAAGATATCACCAATCTTTGCACAACCAAAAGGTTTAATTACTTTATAAGCTACGTTCATATTATTTACTTATTTGTTTAACCATTAATTCTACCCACTTGTTAATATCAAACTTTGTATCACCTTCCTTAATCACTGTATTACCGTCTGTAGTATACTGCTTTGGTTGATTCATGATCATATATGCATTCATTAAATCTTGTAAAGTTACTGTTATTTTGTAAGCATTTGTTTTAGATGGAGAATGCATATCTTTAGGTATGAACAAATTGTATTGACCATTAGGTAGTTTTTCTATCCATTCTGATAGACCACTCATGTTAATGAGGTTATCTATCAAGCTATTATTTTCAATGTTCATGATTATATAACGCGTATGATTTATTTTTGTTGTAATTTTTATGCAATAAAAAAGCCCCTAATTTCTTAGGAGCTAATTTATAAAAATGAAAAAAGCCTATTTGTTTTTACTAATGAAAGCTACCACATTGTATGGATTTACTAATTGACTATCTTTAAAGAGATCAAAATGTGCAGCAGCTTTAGAAGGATATGCTACAATATCACCTACTTCAGGATGATTCTCTTTATCTTGCCATTCATAATTTGAAGGGATTGCTAATACTATACCTTTTCTAAAGGTAGTAGGTACTTTCTTTACTTCTGTTTTAGTATCATACTTGTCAATACCATCTACATCTTTCTTACCAGTTGGTACTGGTTCTGAGATCTCTTTCTCAATATATTCTTCAGGTAATGGTTTAACTAAAATATCCCGAGTAAACGAATACTCTACTTTTTCTAGTACCTGATCTAGTAATATATTATCTTTATTCTCTGCCATAATCCTTATTTTTGCTGTTAAAACGCGTTATAATGCAAATTGTTTCTTTTAAAAGTTACTATATTTTAGTATATTTCCTCCAGTACAACAGATATTTAGTGCTAACTGTGGACAGTGTTCCCTATCTTCAAATGCACAATTATCGCAACTACCACTATTTTGTGGGTGTATTATATATTCTATACCGTCAATAGTAACAAAACCTTTTAAGATAGCCTCTTTAGCTTCTGGTTCTCCCATATTAGTCATAATATTCAAATTCATCATCTGAGTATGAGTCCTCAAACTCATCATAAAAATAGAAATCTTCCATATACTATTACTTTAGATATTAGTAGTATAATCCAGAGTAAGGAGTAATGGTTGATATTACTTACTATCTCTATATATACTCTCTTATCTCTCTACTCTAGACATAGAGAGTAACGAATTATATACTAATTTTGTTCTATTTCTGTTAAATATTTGTGCAAGATTTCACCTCTATTATCTCCCTTATTAGCATATTTTACTACTTTATACTTAGCATTTCTGCCAATAATAGGCCAATATTCTGTTGTATAATACTCTTCTATTACTTCTTTTTCTCTATTTGATTTACAATTTTTTAACATCTTTTAAATATATTTAACTATTATATAAAACTCATACTATCATGAGTACCATTTGTGTTCTTACAAAAGAGTTCACAGCCTGTCATATATTCTGATATAAGCTCCCCTGGTGTATCTGTTTCTTCTATATAAATCTCTAAGATATCACCATTTTCATATACTTTTTGATATGTTTTATAGCTCAATCTCCTACTTTATTATCTTTTACTTTGGTAAAACCATGCTGTTCTAACCACTCTGAACGTGTCATTTTAACATTATTTAACTATTTTTAACTTTCTAATTCTGGCATATTATCTATTATAAACAAAATGTCTAATGTACCACCCATATAATCTGAGTAGTTTATAGCATATAATTGCCCGTTTTTATCCTTATATATACCTTCCCAGCCTAGGCTACCCTTACTTTTACCTAAGTACTTTAGATCATATTCCTTTATTAACTGTGTAAAATAACCAGTAGCTATCATATTATATGTCATAATTTTTAGTTTTTAGCTAAAACGTATATATAAAAAATTTGTTAAAAATATGTAAAAAAATATAAAAATTGAGCGCAAGAAGTTTGAGCGTAAGAACTAGTATATAATTGCCCTCCCCCTATCATAAGTGAAAGGAAAGTCCCCCGGGGGTTCTCAATGCATCAAGCTGTGTTTTGGGCTTGTTATTTGCTTTAATAATGCATCAAATTGATTAACTTATTCATTTATTGTGATTATTAACGTTCAGCCACAGCGGAAGGCGGTTGTGGTGTAGTACTACTACTCAAAGGGTAGACAGCCGAGAAGAAAGATGAAGTGCGCAATTATGGAGTTGGAAGCAAAACAAGCAAGTAATGGTAACTGGTATGTAAACATCACAGCACAGCCAGAGAACGATCCATTTGCTGAGGAGTTACACTACCGTATGTGGTGTAGCGAAGCGTTGGCTGAGAAGCTAACAGCTAAGCGACCAGAGAGCATTGAGTTGAGACGTGTGAGCGTCAAGGTTGAGCAGTTCCAACGGGTTGATGATGACGGTACAATCAAGCCACAAGTGTTCAACAACTTGTCTGTAGTGGTACGTCAGTTCCAGAATGCAGACGTAGATGACCCAACAGTCATGGCTGAGAAGCTGCGTTCGTCTCTGTTGAAGGACGGTAAGATCTGTGACGTTCAGACAGATGACTTCGACGGTGCTACTGGTGACATTCCTGAGTGAGAGTAAGGGCTTCGGCCCTTCTCTTCATTCTTTTGTTTTCTACGACATGCATCAAGTCCTTTTCCCTCTTAGCAGATTGTGAGGAGTATATTATAAAGTGTATATTTCTCATCATATTTATATTTATTTATATTCTTATGCCTAAACAGGTGATATTAGCCAGTATCATCGCTTTAAGTAAGAGTGTAGGCTAGTAGAGAACGGCATCTCTACGAAATCAGTAGCTATTGGTTAAACCTCTTTAGAAAAGGACTACTGAGCTATTATCCTTTGATAGCAAGCTTGATACCGAGTGACTCTCGGTTGCATGTCGTAAGACCAGGTAGGTGGTATAGTCAACTGCATCTAGACTACCTGGTTTACTTTTGATTATTAATCAATAAAATTATATATTATGATAGCAGTGGTAAGATGCTATAAGCACATAACTCCGGTAATTGTTACAGTATTTGAAAAAAATGATGAACAAACTCAGAAAGATGCTCTAGAAATGGCTACTATCTTAAGTAGAAGAGACAACTGTGAGTATAGAGTAATGGTAGAGTATTGGGTTGCGTTTGGTACTTCAGCAAAGTAAGCTATTTATAAGGTGTTGGTTTTGCCTTCACCTTATTTACTTTCTTATAATGCACCAAGTTAATTACCCTTTTAGCATATTGTGCGAGATGTAGTATACTTATAGCCGTATGAGAGTATAAGAGTATGAGAATATTAGAGTTGAATAATTCTCTTACTCTTTACGCCTATATATAATATATAGCGTATTATAAACAATTAAACAATTAAACAACTAAATTATCAAAATTATGAAGTGCGACATTTTAGCTCATGAATTTAACACAGCTGAGAACGGTAATAGATACTGTAAGCTGGAAGTACGTCAATCTGGTGACGAATTTGGTAAAACATTCAATTATGTAATGTTTGTTACTGAAGCAATGGAAGAAGCTTTAGAGGCTAAATTCCCGAAGTTCATATACCTACAAGAGGTACGTGTAAAAATGCCTAAACCCTTTTATAGAGTATGGGAGACTGATGGACCTGGACATTCTCAAGGTGAGTTTGTTACTCGACCTAACAGAGATGATCCTGATAATCCTATCATGATTGTATTTGAGGATATCAAAGTTATTATCAGAACTATGCCTGATGGTACACCTGCAAGAGGTGAAGATGCGCAGAAATTAGCTGAATCAAGCTATTATAGAGGTATTAGTATGAATACTATTGTACCTATAGATGCGCATGATGATGGTGATACTGATAACAATATTGGTGCTACGAATACAGGAGCTGATCCATTTGCTGGGGCATCTACAGCTGGTGATGGTGATATACCTGAAACCGCTACAGATCCAGCAGAACAACCTACGCAACAACCCGCTGGTAGACCGACTGGTAGACCTGGCGTAACAATTAGACGTTAATAATCATGAGAATAGCTGGTCTTAGTGATCAGCTATTCTTTTGTTCAATTTACAAACAATAATCTGTATATTGTAATATGAGACAGTTAAATTCATTAGAAGAAAGTGCTTTGAAGATTTCAAAATACTCTACAATAGCATTTGTTATATTCTTCTTTTTCTTTATAGGCTTTGTTGCAGAGTCTGTACGCCATTTATACATATTGGGTGGACTAATACTTATAGTATGGAAATACATAGCATACGTTGCTATAAAAGATCTATTACATATTAATTAGTTATGAGTAAGAAGAAATATCACAAGCAAAATTGCAATAGCTCAGTACGTGCTGTTGTACATTTAGGTAATGAAATTATTTCATTAATAGGGACACATGCCTTTGAATGGTCTATTGTAAAACAGACTAAGAATAAGGTAAACATTCTCACATTCTCTAATAGAGAAATAGCTGTTAAGGATTTTGAAAAATACAAGAAATTAGAGCATGAGAGCGGAAAGAGGTAGTTTAATTCAGCAACTAATAGGCAGAAAAATAACTATTATAAGCCGTAATTTAGTCGGTACAGTTATATATGCAGAGATTGCTAAACAGAGTAGATCTGTAAATATACTATTAAGAGTTAAAAGACTTGATAAATTGTCCTATAAGAGCATTACAGAAGATAAAGAGATATCTCTTAGTCTTACAGGCTTATTAAAGGATGTCAGGTTACATGCCTTAATATAACTTTTATTGAACTAATTATTCATTAAAAGACATAGTCTTATAGAAAGACAATATCCGAATTAACTTGTTGAATATGTAAATTATAGACTCTATCTCGGATAACATGTGAAATGGACTAGAGATTATCTTAACCAGAGTAAGATTTGCTTGACGGCATTATATCATTACTCTGGTTATTTTAAACTAATCAACATGAAAAAGTATCACAGACTACGATTACTCAGTAACATTACTGAAGCAATTGAAATGACATTGTTCATACTATGGGGATTATCAATATTATTTATTGAATCATTCATAGGTCTTCTCATCTATTATATGGTAGGTATCATACCTATCTTATTTATTTGGCGGAAACATATAGTTAAAAAGCATTTAAAAAAGAAAGTATATGCTACTATTTGTATTTTTAACAGGTTGCTTATTGATAGTATATCTGTACTACGTGCTCGTAACAAGAGCAAAAAAGAGGAAAAAGCTTTTAAATAGAGTTCATAAAGTATTAAATATGTTATATGCTACTAAAAACTCTATTGAAAATATAGAAGATCTTTCCGATATACGATTCTATGTTAATAGATTAGAATCTTGTATTAATCTAATTGAAGTTGATATATTCGATTCAGAAAGACTTGCAAATTACTATCAAGAATACATGGAAGCTCTGAAAGAATATGAAAGTATTTCTACGGTAAAGAGAATAGCATTAGCTCATGCTCGATATTGTATTAGTAAATTAGAAGAATACGAGAGAACTCTTAATTAATATAATATGGAAAGAAATAAGAACTTCGCACATTTTCTACAACAGATGGGTTATATTCCTTATGAATTAGATATGAAAGTTCAGAAATTCTTTAATGTCAAAGATCCTGATTTCATTAGTTCATATGGACCTGTAAACATAGAGTTTTTTCCATCTTGGTTAGGGCCAGAGATACCGCTTAATACGGTAGTAAACAGGAGTGAAAACTTCTGTTACGGATTGCATGAACATGGACACGGTCCTTGTTTAATCTATCCACGACCATATGTACTATGGACAAATGATTTAAATGAATTAAGAGCTACTAAAATATACCCAGATATAATTATGGATCGTATAATCTCTAAGTACACGTGTGAAGAGATATACAATGCCATAAAACAGAACAATATACTGATTGTCTGACATCATGGGTAATTAGAAGTAAATGTAGTTTAAATACTATTGTAGTGTAAGGAAAAACAAGTAATTTCTAGAGTTATATTACTTATAAGAGTTCGAATCTCTTCATTTACTTTTTAGATCATTTTAAATAATACAATATGCTAAGATTAACAACTATTCAGAAGTTACCGTGGACGAAACTATTTTCGGTAGCAAATTTGTTTATACGCTATTTAGGTCTTACTAAGTATGACGCATTTCGGTTAGCGTATAGTTGTGTGTGTGGTCATAATATCCTTATTCAGGGACCACAAAGAACCAATTTCTATTTATTGCATAATAAACTATCTAACATCAATTTTCGAGTATATCTTGAACATGTTGATGGTTTATCTATGCAAATAGATAGAAAATACTATGAACCTGTGAGAATGGGTTTAGAGAGAAAAGGTAAACCAAATCTTTGGGAAAGCAAACTCAAAGAGGTACTGATTTTTAGAACTATTTAACTTAGATAAGAGTAGAAAAGAAGAATATGAAAAAGAGCGTAAAGAATTAATGAAATATAAATCTTTATACTTAGATCTCGTAGGGAGTATACACAGTATTATAGATACGTTTCCAAAAGAATAATTGATTTTTATCAATTATATAGTTCAATTTTTATTAATTAATAAACGTTTATCAAAAAATGGAAAATGAACAAGGTTCAGGAGCCTTTAAAGGCTTCGTATCGGTAGTATTAGTACTACTGTTGGTATGTGCAGGTATTTGCACTTACAAGTATGTCAAGGGAGAAATCCCTGGTGTTACACAGAATTCCACTACTGAGGAATTTATTGAGTCTGAAATGCAAGCTGTGCCTACAGTGGAAGAAGCTATGCAAGAATGGAACGATCTTAAAGAATCATCCAGGTGTTACGAAGTTTATAGTAACTTTCCACCAGCAATAATGCAAGCATTGTTTGAAAAATTGGGTACGCAAGAACCTGTAAGAAGTTATGTATATGAATACGAACGTAATAGGGAGTATTACATATCCTTACAAATTGCTAAACAATTAGAAAAACAAGGACTCGATAATCCTGGAGTAGATGGAAAAAGGATTGAAGGAGTAGAAATAACTACTAAGTTAAAAAAAGAAAAGGAACCTGAGAAGGTACCAATTCCAGCAAAAGCTGCCAAGGATACAATAGTGTATCAATAACAGTTTGCAACTTCATTATTTCTTCAGTGGCTGTACTTGCATGTGAATGTAGGTGCAGTCGTCCTCAGTAAATGACAACCATGTGGGGCGTAAGTAGTATTTTATGCAGAATAATTAGAGTGGTGATTGCTTTAATTAATGCTGATAATCACAAATATTATGATCGTGCGGACGTAAAAATCATGGAGATGATAAGAATTGTACTGACAATACAATTATGCTGTATCTTAAAACAAGTTTTGATAGTCAAATTTTCCTAAACCAATCCTCGTTATTAGGTAAAATTTCTTTTTGTTTATGTATTGCTACAACAATACACATCTGTTATGTATTTATTTTGCATTGTAGTTGTAGATACAATGCCGTCATCAACAATTTTAATAAAATCAAAAATGAAAACGACAGTAAACGGGTTAGCAATGATAATATTGCCTCCCAACATTTCTGTAGGAGAAGCAGAGATTTTATTCTCTGAAGTACTTAAGAAATTGCGTTTAGAATCTACTAAGATTTCTGCTATTAACGCTAACAATGAAGCGTTTGCAAGTATTTTTAATGCTAATGACTTATTCAAGCCAAGTGAAGCTCGAGTACTACTTGCAGATAACTTGTTAGTAAAGTTTGCGCAATTTGTTAATGATCCTATCTCTTTTGCAACGGCGTTTGTCAGTGAGTACTATGGCCCTCGTGATGAAATCAATCATGCTGTAGTAACAGATATTGCCAGTATTGAAGAAGGCTCTGCTGATTGGGCTTTATTCGAGAGAAAGAGATTAACATTTCTTATCTATCAATGTCGTAACATTCTCAATAATCAACGATAATGGGAAAAACGAAGAAAGATAGTAGAGAACAAAAGGCTATGCATAGAAAAGATTCTATGCATAAGCCTAAAATGTCTCCTTATAAAAGAGAGTCAAAAAGTAAAAGAATATACGAGAAGTAACTCGCCAGTTATAACTCTATTTTATAACTCTAAAGTTAACGCTTATGAGTACGGTGGTTATCCCCAAGCATGTTAAACCTAACGCCCTAAACTCACTAAAATGTATATGAAGATGTATACTACGAGTTGTGTATTTATATACAAATGACATAGTAAAAGTTCTATGTTAATTATAAGAAGGAAAGGAGGTAAGATAGGAATAAGGAATAAGAATACTATCTCATGCTTTTACTTTAGAAATTTATTATTTTATGTTAGAAAGAATAGAAATTAAAAAACTTGTAAAACAAGCTGTTTCAAGAGATCCACCATTAAACTGGTATCTCTATCATATGTGCATATATGGTCGTTTTATATCAAAATTAACTGATTATGTTAGCAGTTTTTGTCTTCGTACAGCGAGAAGTTATGAAACATTAATTAATAATATAATTAGTGGTTATGATCCAGTTAATTTTGTATTAGATGATCATAAATATGAACGTAGATCAGTATTTGAAGGTATTTATTATTACTAATTATTAACATTTAAAACATTATCAAAATGGAAGAAAAAGACATCCTTTCGCAGATCAAAGAAGGTAGAACAGTGAGCAAGTCTATGGTTGAAGAAGTAAACAAAGATATCCTCAAAAATAAAGAGGATGCTTTGAAGAAAGAACTTGCAACAGCGCTGGTCGACAGCGAGTACAATGTTTCATACAGTAAATTGAAGCTGAAACGTGCTCGAGCAGTTGAGGAAGTAGAACGCACTCACATTCAGGAAACCGGTGAAAATCGGGAATCTCTCATGGCAGGCGGTCTGACTCCAGAAGAGTATAACAAAAAACAGAAGGAAATTGACAAGAAGCGCGAAGAAGAACTCCTCAAGGTAAAACAGGAGTATAACATTTATCTTCGTCAGTTGAATGATCAGAATCCGGACATTTCTTGGGATGCTCGGAAGAATAGTTTTAATAACTAATCTACAATCCAGTACTAAAGTGTCTGTGTACTAATAGTATGTGTGATGTGAATCTTGAGTAGCATTACAGAGAGGAATAAACCTCTCTACTCAAATCCCTTGTGGTAGTAGTAGGATCTATGAGCGTATCAAAGACGGCAAGTATGTGTGCCTTAGTGCCAGCTTTTGCTACATACTTTCTATCAAAGATTTCAAATTGAAAACAGTATATGCTTTATGCTAGATTCTATGAGTATATCTTGTATTTTATTTAGCATTCAATAAGTCCCAGGCATGGGCAAGGAATCAATAACACTATTACAAATATACTCTTTATAGAATCAATACTATTAGTAAATTCTTAGAGAGTAAGGAGAGTGATCTCCTTACTTTCACTATATTCACAGTATAAGAACTGTACTGTGTCTCATTAGGCTTATTAATCATTGTTAGGACGAGGGTTCGACTCCCTCATGCTCCACAAAACCGCCAGCTCACGCGGTATATAAGACAGGATTGCCGGACCCGCAGGTGTAACGAGATAAATACCTGCATATGGGGCATTTTTGGTTTTGACTAGCAATTAGAGAGATAAGATAGGTTCATTGTGTGTTTAAATGGCAACTATTCGTTTGTCACAGACTATACGGGCTTAGTAGCTGCGTAAAGTCTGCGTGCTAACTACGAAAGTGAGGGAGATAATATAGTTCAATGGTAGAATGATGCTTATGCATAGATCTGGGTTCAAATCCCAGTATTGTCACATTAAAGTTCTGTTAATATGAATAAGGAAGGTATAACGTACAGTAGTTATCTACAGTATGTAGAAGAGAATTTACCGCTATCTTGGCGAAAAGTATCTCAGAAACATAATGTAGAAAAGCAATTGATTGAAGCAATCGCAAAGTATTGCTATGAACACCTCTTAAAAAGTTGTGAACTATATTATCATCTTCATGAAAATGAATTGATATGTAGTGCTGACTTTAGTAGAGAATCTCAAGGAATAGATTGGTGGATGGATTTAAGCTCAGAAGCCAGTATGTTAGAAAACAATGGTTGTATAGAAACATTCTGTGACAATGACAAAGAGTGAAAGCAAGTTTTATAATTACAATTTCAGTTATTTTGATACAGATCAAGGATTTGTATGTGCTGGAATAAGAGACAATGTTGTCGGTATGTATAACTTACTCATCTCAAAAGGTGCTAATGCAGTCAATAAAGATGTAGATTTGGTCAGAATTAGCAGTAGAAAGCCTATTGTTTTGTTCTGTTTCAATAGTAACACAAGCATTGGCAGTAAACTTGGTAGTGTACAGATAATGTCTCACCATTGGTGGAATTATTATCACAACAAAGCACACAGGCATTTGAGTAAAACAAAAATCCATACATATAACTTACCTTCGCAATGGAATAAAGTACTGATGGAAGGCTGCGTATGGAAGGAAGTAGAAGTATTAATACCAGAGTAATATGAAAGTAGGTAAAAGAATTTATTTCGAGAATCAAAATGAGAGAAAAGAGTTCATTGCATTACTAAAGGATGCTAAGGACTCTATAGAAGCTGCCAGAATTATAAGTAAAACTTATAACAAGGATATAACAGCTGCTATGGAAATCGCTGAAGTTTATTTTAATTATATCAGAAAGGACGGTAAAGATGAATGAATTGAAAGAAAGTGGAAGCTACTTAGTAGTCGTAGAAGGATGCGAAGTCATTGTAGTAATAGAAGGATGCGCACCTATGTTACGAATAACTCGTGCATTTAACTTATCTAAGTTCATAGAAGATGGAACAATGATCGACAGTAAAGAAGCCGTAGAGGCTATAAGTCAAAATCCTTCTAATTTCAATTTCAAACCATTGAATTTAACTATTGAGCAATTCTCGTTGCAAGAGATTAAACAAGACAAATCATTAGCTTACACTAATAAAGAATACCAAAGATGGTTATCTATCTGTGGTAGTATCGACGATAGTGTTCTAATCAGCAATATTATGCTCGAAAAAGGGTTTAGTCATGCACAAGCAAACTTAATAGTTGAACAGTTATGGAAGGACAAAAGAAACTCATTACAGCGGTAGATGAGCAAGACTTAAACAAATATTTAAGGAGTCGATTAGTAGAACCATATCTTCCAAAAGATTTAGTAGAAGATTGGTCTATATTTGGGTCTGTAGTATCAAATGTATATGGACCAAACGGTATATTACCACCTGAATACAGAAACAACGATTTAAAACTATGGCTACTACATAAGTTGCAAGTAAAAGCGTTGTTAAAGTATGCTCAGTGGAAGATTTTCAGTAATATAGCTATGCTAAATAACAGAAGATCCACTGATAATGTATTAACAAGGATATTTGTATCTAAGTTAAACAATTTGGAACTGCCTAAAGTTTATGCAGATGAAATATTTGATAATTTTCATCTACAATATGTAGTACGCAAGCCTGTCTTTGAAGACTATTTTGTTATCAAAGTATTAGGTTTACCATTTGGGTATGAACGAAAGGAGTGTCCTTTTTAGATAGGTAGGGGTTCGACTCCCCTACTTATCACCACCATTTAGTTTATTAGCCTATGAAGAGAGAAGATGAAGACAATCTAATTAGGCAGGCTAAACTTGGCGATCAGAAAGCTTTTAGTACGCTTTACGACCGTCACAAGCCATTAATTCGATACATTATCTTTGATATTGTAAAGAATGATGATGTAGCAGATGATCTCCTATCTGTTACATTCACTAAGGCTTTCAGTCGTATAGACTCATATGTTAATCCTATTTCATTTGAGCTATGGTTGAAGAGTATTGCGGTCAATACCTCAATTGATTATATACGACACACTAAGAATGAGAAACAGAATCACTATATTGATTCTGAGGATAATTACATTCAGTTGCAAGATAGTGAATTATCCGCAGAAGATATTATATCTAAGCGAGAATCTATTGATCAACTGAAAGTAGCTCTGAGTAGATTGAGGTTTAAGTACCGTAATATATTAGAATTACGGTACTTTAAAGGCCTCAGCTATGAACAACTCGCAAATGAATTAGCCGTGCCTATAGGAACTATAAAAAGTGACTTAAACAAGGCTAAAAAGAAATTACGAGAATTCTATAACAAACTTAATAACTAATATTTACAAACAATGGCAGAAGTAGCAATTATCGCAATTGTAGTCATCTTATTAGCCATCATTATTGGTAAGGCCAACCATAGTGATGCGTTAATTTGGAGATTACTATTCGTCTTTAGCCTTACTGTTTGCGTATCTGTAGGTCTTCTTTATATTCTGAATGAAAAGCCGAAACTTTCAGCTCAGACTATAGAGAAAGATAGTAAGATGATTATAGATGCAGACACGTCCCACACAGTAAACTTCAACCAGATTACAATGGAAGAAGCGTCTTGTGACACTGTGGGTCAGGACACTACATCTTATGATCATCTTACTCGGATACAGTGCATAAACATGATGCCAGCAATTGCAAAAGTAATAGCTGAGCACGCTATCTTTGATTCTTCATAGATGGTGAGATCTAAAGACATTACCGAGAATAAGAATTAGCTTAAAAGCGTAGTATTAACAATTTAAAAAGTATCAAACTTAAAATGGGAAAGAATAAAACAGCAGCAAAGAAAGCTGCACAAGAAAAAGCAGTAGAGACTAAGAAAGGCGAAACTAAAGCCAAAGTAGAAACAAAAGCAACAGAAGTAAAGGAAAAATCTACGATTAAGGTTGATCCGAAACCTGCTCCTACACCGGAACCAGCACCTAAAGCTGAAGAAAAACCCACTGAAGAAGGTGGTGTACAGGTTATTTCTCCTGTTGAACAGTCCTCTGCTCAGCTATCCGCAGAAGTATTCCAGAATGAGGATTTGCGGACGCTTTTGATGAAGGATGTGCTTACTCCAGAAACTACTATTGATGCAAATCACATGGTAGAACTGGCAAAAGTTGCAACCGAACGATTCAAAACGAAGGATCAGAAAGATCCGCGCGTGATCGCGACTAACGAAATGATTGACGATGTAACTGCGTATTGTCTTGCACTTGCAGGAATCAACATGCAGATTCATGGTAAAAAGCTTGGTTTATCTGTACCAGTAGAAGCTACTGCAAGTTTCGTACGAACTATGGGCTTCTTCGGTGTAGCTTTGCCTGAAGGTAAAGCAATCGAGGATCCTAAGAATCCTGGTCAGATGATCTTGCCTTTTGAAGCCTCTGAAGAAGCAGTGAAAACTGTAAAAGAAGAGATCAAGATTCAGAAGAGTAAACCTACAATGGATCCGTCATTGTGGAAGAGTGATGATGATGCTAAGAAAGCAGTTCGTTATATCATGTCTGACACCTTGACTAAGGATAATCGGTTCTTAGTTTCTATTTCAAAGGTAAGAATGTACAAGATGCTTACTTCGGCTAACGAAGACGAAAAGAAGATGTGGGAAAGCTCCAGCAATGCTGCTATCCTTGAAGTTATTTTCAACATCCTCGGCGATAGCAAGTCAACGTTGATGAATGCTATCGGTGGTCAGATTTATTCCGCAGCAGCAACTCGGAAGAATCCAGTCTTAAGCCATCTTGTAGCTAAGCGTAACTTCTCGCAGTTTAGTGACGAAGATATTCGTGATATCACGAAGGTATTCGTTAAATTTAAAGCTGCGGATACTTCTAAAGACCCTCTTGAAAACAACATTGCCTGGGTTGGCTTAACTCAAGGTAAGAAAGAGGATGCTTTGCTTTATCCGAAACGTCTCAGTGACTTCGATAAGAATGTGATGAATCGCATTGACAACTTATATCCGGACAAAGTTGGCGTGCCGTCTGATCCTGATTATCGTAGAAAAGCTTCAAACTTGATGATAACGATTATGAACCTGTATAAGGAGAATGATCTGCTTCCTCAGGTATCTGAAACTGATTACAAACAGGCTGTAGAAGATGCTGTTAAAGCAACTTCCGGTGAAACTGCTCCAAAAGAAGAGCCTAAGCCAGCTGAAGACAAAAAGGATAAAGGAGAAAAGAAATAACTCCTAAATCAAAAGGATGAGCCGTTTAACAGATTTTCTTTGGTGCGTATTATTCGCTTTTGCAGCGGTTATTATCAGCATCAAATTGAGCCCACAAAGGGTAGAAGCTGTTGAGGTTAAACCTCATTACGAGCTTACAATTCCTAAGGTCGAGCCTAAGTCTTTTAACTTAGAGCTTGACCTCTCTAAGGGAACAGCGAGAGTAGAAAGTGACGCAGGGATCAGTAACGCTAACGTTACAGTAAATCACCCTGCACCACAAGTGATTAACAAACCTGCAAAGGTTAAAATTAAGAAAGTATATGAAACAAAAACTGAGGTGTTGTCGAAGGTCGTGATGTTTAAAATGCCTACCCCACGATTGATTCACACAACAACACCTGAGTATCCAACAAGGGTAGTGAAGTAATTAACATTGTGCTTACTGTAGAATGGCACCAGGGAAAACGAGTCTACCCCTGTAGTAAGAAGATAGATAGTGGTATTGTAGCTGATACACTTAAAAAGCAATAAAATCAGCGTATACAAATTACGATAAATCTGATCAATTTATGGTTTGTATAGACAAGTAATACAGAATACGAGAATATGATAACAGCTAACACTGTGATTCAAAAGGTAGTATAATAACTTGCTGTGGATTTATTACTTTATCCATGAAGAATCAGCAAGAAAATGGGTAACGGGTATAACCCATAAAGCTCGAGAACCGTCTGGTGGAGCGATTACAACACGGCACGTAGGTCAGCAGACACGAAGGCAAAGTATACAAATGGGGTATAAATCCTTAAGTAAGTAGAAATGGCAATTCTACTGAATCCCCAATAGAGTCTGTAGGTACTATCAAGTACGGCATCACAGAAGGACGAAAAGGGTTAATTATTGTTAGAATTCCAAACTAATGATAGCCGTTTAGACTGACTAACGTCTTCGATGGGTCCAAACTATCGTTAAAAATAGCTACTTCTAGTGTTCTACTCTACTGTTATTACTGCTTTGTATTACAGTAATAAAGATCTTGACAACATAACATATGGTATAGTTATGGATGAGTATGTGAAAGGAAGGATTCAAACCAAGAAAATTAATAATCGAAACTAAAAGCTGAGTGGCTATGATCCATACAAAGTTAAAGAGGTAACGGACTTTAATAGCGTATGACAGATTATCCGGAGCAGGTGCCAAACCTGTGCTTGAGAAAGCTTATTAGAATGTTCACTTAGCCTTGCAAACTAAGTTAAATAGTTCTTTTAAGGGGGTATTCCAGGTGCTAGGTCTAGATTATGTGGGAGAGATTACCACGTCTTTGCGAAATCAAGGATTAAGAAAGGTATAAGGTTTGAAGAACAGTGACCGAGTTTTGTGCTTACATTATTTAATGAGAGTTATGTCACTATAAGTCATGGAAACTAAGCACACAGTGGTAAAAGTACCGAGAACTACTACCAAACAACAGAGGTGCAGTAGCGATGCACGTTGTACGCAATAAAAAAGGAATCCTACCGCCTGCGGTGTTTTAAAGGTGTAGGTAAGTTTAGTTAAAGCTTTCTTTAATAGATATAACGAAAGTGGGGCTAATGTATAGTCAATGGGCTAAATTCAAGTCTGTTAATCCAGAGAAATGTAAATGTTACGATGTTTACCTGAATCCAACGATTCATCACTGGCTCGAGAGTTAACGAGACTCTTAAATAAAAGCGTGGATAACATGTCTAACTAACGTAGGTCCAAAAACCGAATAATAAATCTGTGGAAGTCCTCGCTAAGGAAACTGACTGCGACCACAGCTTGGCGAATGCGATTGCTTAGTAGTATCAGGGTATAATGCGCAACATTATATGTCCGAGAGAAAGCGTCTCATTGAAGCTTATAGACCTTTAAGAGTGAACCTAATAGGGAAACTATTACTTATAGACCTGTCATAAGCGAGAGTAAGTGAGAAGAGGTGAAAGTCCTCAATCTTCAACCAAGTAAAATAAACAAAATCCTAATCATGGTTACGTTGGCATCCCTATACTTAGTAATAAGTATTATATGGCGTAAGAAGTAGGTGTTAGTGAATAACTATATGAATCCTATAAGTTATTACAAATAACAAAGAATGATGAAACTTACTTCATTCACTTCGCAGTTTTAGTAACGTTCTGAAAAACGACCGGACATAACTACTTGCCCGATAGAGAGTTTTATTTTGTTGCCACATAAAATAATTATTAGAGGTCAATCTCTGGATAATCTAAAAGTTAGGCAGTTGTACGCTGTTTTATGTGAGTGCAGTTGGTCCTGAGACACCAGGAGAACCTTGGCAAAATATTACGGATCCTCTATGATAACGATTATAGAGTATTTCACACATATTGACTGAACTAAGAGAATCCTTCGAAGAGTCTCATTAGCTCTGGTCATAAAGCGATTTGATAGTTCCAAAGTAAGATAAATAAGTAATTTTGTAGTATCTGTCTCATATTACAAAAGGATATAGCAATAGCCTAATATCAAGAAAATTTATCTCGCTTCTAAAATAAATTAAAGTAAAAACAGTTTCTTTTCGTATTTCTATCTCAGTATCTCTTGAATGAGACACGACCGTGGTTTTAACCTATCCGATATAAGATGACGATAAATCGTGCATAAAAACAAAGAGAAGAATGCGGAGCACCAATTAAATTAATTATTAACAAACTTATCAAAAGGAGAAAATAAAATGGCAAATATCAATTATAGTTTAGTAGTTGCATCTCAGTTAGGTGCACTTTTAGGAATGAATCTCATTCACATTCGTCGCAAAAATGTAGATCCCGACTATTCTAACAAAGAACGGGAAGGTAAACAACGTCTGGCAATTCCAGTATATATCTATGGTATTGACCGTATTAAGATTAAGAAAGCTGAACTTGTAGACCTTGGTGAAGGTCAGCGGATTGTTCAGTTTAATGATGATCCGAAATTGCAGTTATCTCTGGCAAATGCAAAAGATATCACAGATGTTATTAAGAAACCAACTGTTCAGGAGGTTGCGAATGCTGTAATGGCTGAAGAAGCCAGTGCGCAACAGACGTTCTTTGTAGACGACAAAACTGCAACAGAACTTGCGGTTTCCTTTAACAATAGATCGTATAAGGAACTTTCCTCCATGATGGAGGTGCTCTCACGTCAGGCAGCCTGTTTAATGGATGCTAATGATGCTATGATGAATGCTTGTAAGTTAGAAATGGCACAGGTAGGTAAAAGTGTCGATTTCGTCCCTATTAACGTTAATGAAACGAAATAATGACAGAACTAAGCAAGACTTCGAAGTTAAATCTCGAACGTATTCTTGCAGATGAAGATATTCGTAGCTCTTTGCTTTACAATGGCAAAAAGCCAGGTATCTTTAAATTAAATGCAGATGGATCGCTTACACTTGGTGAAACTACATTTGGATGGTGGAATAGTTTTATTGGGTGTCAGCAGCATTTAAGCTTTTCAGATCTAACTGTACATTTGATTAACTTCATGGCTGGTGTTGGTAAAAATCAAAATGATTTTGCTCTGAATGGATTATTCCAAGATTTCGTTAACTTTGCGCTTAAGCAGAAAGACAAGAACAGGATGGTAGATATCTTGCTAACTGCATATTTGTATGGTTATAAAGAAATACAGAAGGATGGAGGGAAACCTTCTGTGGATACAGTAATTAATTCGGTTATCAGACAACAAGATGTTCGTGATTTAGATGGTGTCGCTGTTTTAACCAGCGATGGTCCAGTATTACTAAGAAATAACTTAGTATTCCAAAGACTTAAATAGGATATATCAATATGTTTTTGAATTAGGAAGGTATAATAAACATTAGTATATATGTTGTTTTCGTAAAAAATATAGTAAAAGGATTAGGAAGGTTATCCTTTTATATTGCTGTGATATGGTACTTGTAACAGAGTACTAAGTGAAGGAAAGCCTCGAGAATAAGAAGAGGATGCTTCATCGAGGAAGACACAGCATCGATACATGTGAGCGTATTATCAAAATATTTACTCATATAAATTTATTAATTTAAAAATATTTTTATATGGTTAAAACGTACAATAATATTGCAGAATATGCCAAAAAGTTACTAATTGAAGCAAACCCGTATATTGATGAAAAAGATATCTATGTTACAGCTAATACAGATATAGCTAGTACTTTTCGAAGATTAAAAGAAAAAGACTTAGCCTGTATTGATACAAGTGGTACTGAAGAAATACCATTAATACACTATGCTATTTATAGTGAATCTTTAAAAGAGAAAGAAAAAGCATTTAGTAAAGAACGAGCATATGAGCATATTTTACAAGGTGTAGTTTCATATTCTTGTGAAGGATTTACTATAATTTCAGTTAGAGTAATTAACAAAGAAGAATCACCAAGTGAAGAAGATTTTATACTATATGCTTTTACTGAAGCTATGTATAATCGAGCATTTGAACTAGCCTATAAAGAAGGAGAGATTAAATACACTATCGTACCAGATAATGGTGTATATCGCGCAATCTCGCGTGAATCTATGATGGGAAAATATCTTGAATATATTAAAGTAGAAGATATACCGTCTAATAGTGCTATTCATCAATGCAAAGAAGATATTCTCAAAAGTACAGAGTTTTTCTTTAAGAATATTCCATTATTCTCACGATTTGGACAAAAACCGTTACGTAAGTTCTTATTGTGTGGAGAACCTGGAACAGGTAAAACTTCTATTTGTTATGATATTGCTAAGGAATATCAGAAAGATATACCTGTAGTATTTGTAACAGATTTTGATTCTTTAGCAAAACACATTTTAGAATGTGCAAAGGTTAATAAACGAACCATTGTAATATTTGAAGATTGTGAAGTTGGCTTCCGTAATTCTGCAATTGACTCTTCAATTCTTAACTTCCTTGATGGTATTGACCGACCGAATATTCAGGATGGTGCTATAGTTATTATGACTACTAATCATCCGGAACGTATTGAGGCTCGTATTACTAAACGTCCAGGTCGTATCGATAAGTTATTCTTTATAAACGCCTTAGAAGGACAATCAGCAGTTGATGTCTTTAATCTTTACTTTGGTGAATTTATGAAGGAAAACAATTTTGATGCCACTACTCAAACAGCAAAAGAAGCTATTGAAATTATTGCTTCTGGTATGACAGGTGCTCAGATTAAGGAATTGTTTAATAGTTATGTTTGTTACATGGTATCAGAAGCAAAAGATTTTAACCTCAATGACGTATTTAATACGAAAGTTGAATTGTTTAAATCTTTTGATGACATGGACAAAAATTATAACTCTATAGAAGCAAACAAAGAGTTTGATAAAGCTCGAGGTAAAATTCTATCTGTTTTGAACAGATAAGACTAGAGTAGGAGAAATTAAGTTTTCTCCTACTTACACTGGTAATTGATGCAAAATCGATAGTATTAATTTTAAAATCAAATCGATATGTTGACATCAAAAGATATTATTACAAAACGTGACAATTTGTCTGAAACTATTACTCGTAATTGGGACATTATTAAGAGTGAAAACGTAGTTTTTCGTGGTTACAAACGTAACTATGATATGAAGTTAGTTCTTGATAACATTTTAACTCTGTGTAAGGAAAGAATTGAAGTAAAACTTCAGTCTTTAGCATTAAACCTTGGATTCGAAGATATTGACGATCTTCCTGAGGATAATAATTATGCTACAATCTATGCTATAAGTGAATTGAAAGAAATTCACAAGCAGTTAGGCATTGTTCCTACAATCGACCCAGAGATTATTAAAAAATATGGTAAGAAGAAAATGCGTAAAACACAGATTTTGAGTCGAGCATATATTACGACTCTACGGAATACTATTCAGATTCAAATCAATACTCTTACTGTAGAACTTGAAAACTTCAATAGCAGTCATTCATTGAAAAATGGTGATCGTAAGAAAGGAAAGTCTATTACAATGGACTTCTCTAAACAAAAAGCTGCTGCATAATCGTTTGAAAGTCTCTGAAAATTTTACGGCAATTTGCTTGCCTTGTGTATAGTTTAATGGTAGAATATCTCGAAAGAGAAGATATGAGTTCGAGTCTCATTACACAACTCCGTTACAAATTAACATTTTACATTAACATCAAATTAATTAAGTAAGATATGGAAACAATTCATTTATACAAAACAAAGAAAGAACTGATTGAAGAAAGTTCAAAACGTGGTATTACAGTAAAACAACTTATCGCTGAAATTAAGGCAACAGCAAAGGCTGAACGGCGAAAGAAAGTATTATCTCATCAACAGAAGTTGAACTATTGGAAAATACATCGCTTTGATGCTGATGTACCACTTGTCAAGAAACATACTTCAGCTCAAGCTCGTTTTGAGAAGGTAATTCAAGACAAGATTAAAGGTCTTCATCAGTTCAAAAAACAGACAAATATGTCTGATAAAGCTTTTAAAGCGGCAAAAGAACGTATTGAAAAGCACTCACAGAGAGAAAAAGCTCTCGAAGAGAGACGAGCTGATCGTAGAGCTCGAATCGAGAAAGAAGCTCTCAGAGTCACAAAAAAGATGAAAAGTGACTTAGAAAGATTTATCCAGGCTGAACAATTACGAAAGACTCGAAAAGAGGAGAAACGGTCCAAATATGCCGGCAAAAAAGTGAAGGTCGCTCCTCGACCCATTGTAGATAACTCTCCTGTTAAGCTAAAGAAAGGAGAAGCTATTTATAGTATCGAAATTCGTTACCTTAACAGCAAGAGTGTTCTTCCTCCAACGTCTCCCTATACTCTTGACAAGTTAGAGAAACGTATGTCTGATATTCATGCTTATCAGATAGGTAAGAAGAATAATGGTTATATAGGTGTATACGCCTACAATACTGCTAATCCTTCTGTTTGTGTGAAGGAAATGGTTAAGCAAGAAGAATCAAAGCTTGATTCTGCTGCTTAATAAGCACAGGGGCGCGTCTGTAACGCGCAATAAGGTAGGATAATAGTGTGATAAGCTATAAAAGGCACTATACAGTTTTGTGGGAACGAAACTAGACGCATGTATAGGGCAGTTCGATACTGCATCCTACCACTAAATAACCACACTATGAAAATTAGAAACAAACCAGTATTAGTATATGATATTGAAGTATTTCAAAATATCTTTCATTGTACTGTAAAAAATACTGAAACTAATGAACTATTTCTATTTGAAATATCTGAACGTAAGAATCAGTTAAGTGAATTAGTTAAGTTTTTTAAGCATTTTGATAATCAAGTTGGTTCATGGAACCAATCATATACTACAGATTATCAATTTGATACAGATATAATATTCGCAGGATACAATAATATTCATTATGACAATCCTATTATAAATTATATAATAGATTATTATGATCGCATGATAGAGAAACCTTATTGGGAAATTTGTCAGTCTGTTTTTAACCTAAGTAAAGTAATACTGTCAAGTAAAGATGGTGATGAAGATGCTTGGAAAAAATGGAAATATCAACAATGGTTTGAATCATTTGATATTCTTACTATGCTATATTCAACTCAACTACGTGTTGGTTTGAAAGAAATGCAAGTAACAATGCAATATCCCAATGTTCAAGAGTTTGTATATGATTGGAGTAGTCCTTTAAAAAAGGAATTATTTGATGAAATGATTCAATATAATATAAATGATGTTGAATCTACTTCAGAACTACTACAAAGATGCAAGAAAGATATTGATCTACGAATTGCAATTGAAGATGAATATGGTGTAAGAGTCCTAAGTAAAGATGGAGTAAATATTGGTATGAAGATTATTACTCAAAAATATCTTGAAAAGACTGGATTAACATGGAAACAGATTAAAGATCTTCGTTCTCCTATGAACCTAATTCCATTGAAAGATGTTATACTTCCTTTTGTTAAATATGAATCTCCTATTCTTAAAAATATGCTTGAAGAAATGAAGAAACAAATAGTTCCTCCAGGTAGAAAAGGATATGAGTATAAATTTATATTTGATAATCTACGTTATTCTGTAGGAGTAGGCGGTATTCATTCAGTAAATAATCCTGAGATTATTATACCAAAAGAAGATGAAATGCTAATAGATATAGACGTTGCTTCTCTATATCCAAGTATGCTAATACAATACAAGTTTTATCCTAAACATTTAGGACCCGAATTTCTTGAAGTTTATTCTCAAATTAGAGAAGAACGATTAGAAGCAAAAAGAAATGGAAACAAAGTAAAAAATGAAACTTTGAAACTTGCGTTAAATGGTTTAAGTGGTAATTTACAAAACGAACATAATTTTTGTTACAGTCCTTTTGCAGTAATGCAAATCCGTATTAACGGGCAATTGCTATTACTTATGTTAGCTGAATCATTAGTTAAATTAGATTGTAGAATAGTACAGGCTAATACTGATGGTTTATTTGTCTTACTTAAGAAAAACAAATACGAACAGGTTAAACAAGCTTGTAAAGCCTGGGAACAGTTAACAAAGCTTGAACTTGAAGAAGATCGTTTTGAAGCTATGTATCAATTTGCAATTAATGATTATATTGCAATTAAAGAAGGATATAAAGCTAATAAAGATGATAAACTTATTAAAAAGAAAGGTATGTTTATTACAGATGTCTTACTTGGTAAAGGTCTTAATCCTAAGATAATACCTGAAGCAGTTATTAGGTATTTTGCAGACGGAATACCTGTAGAAGATACTATAATGAACTGTAAAGACATTCGTAAATTCTTACAAGCTGAAAAAACAGGTAAACAATGGACAGTAGAATACAACAATGAGGTACAACAGCGAATTAATCGTTTTTATGTTAGTACAAATGGTTTATATCTATGGAAATGGAAAGATAACAGAGGTATAAAGGAATACCAGAATATGCTTAAAGGCTATGGTGTTACTATCCTTAATACACTTCCAGAAGATAAACCTATTGACCAGTATAATATTAATTATGCTTATTACATTCTACAAGCAACAAAGATTATTAACGCATTAAAGCCACAACAGCTAAGTCTATGGGGCTTTTCATAACTTAACAAAGACTATCCAATCTATAACATAGACTTCTTTTAACGAAAGGAGAAGAATATGGTATTAGAACTAGATATAAGCTTGATTGATATGATCAAGCCATTAACTATAAATCAGTTAGTGTTCTTAAATCTTGTATTAGACGTTAATCAAAAAAGCATCAAGCACGTCTCGCAACTCGTCAGTCTGGTGAGCGAGGCAGAAATACAAGATTTAATCAATCGAGGCTACATAGTAAAAGAGATATCAAACGAAGCAATCACTTATTTGCCTACTGATAATCTTATAAAAATCGTCGAAAGAAAAATTACAATGTTTGACGAATTCTATGCAGCTTATCCACAAGTTGTCATTCGACCAGATGGTACAAAGAGTTTTCTTCGAGCAAATGTAAATAATTGCCGTAAAAAGTATAACTCCATAGTAGGAAAAAGCAAAGCAACTCACCAACATTTAATGGAATGTTTAAAATTTCAATTAAATGATCTTACTATGACAGGTCGTATGGGTTATATGAAAACTATGTGGAAATGGTTAACCCAGTGTGAGTGGGAATCACTCGATGAGCAAATGAAGTCTAATGAAATAACAGAAGCAAATACATATGGAACAACCCTTATATAATGCTCCTTTATCATTTAGACATATTTCAGAAGTAGCTAAAGAAACTCTGGAATATATAGATTTACGTAGAAAACACGAAATTGAACCTCTAATTACAAGATGGAGAAAATTCAATAGAGTTTGTAGTATAGAACCTGGTACTATTTACACTATAGTAGGAGCATCAGGATCTGGTAAATCAGCATTTGCGAGCATGTTAGAAAATGATTTTTGTAGTTTAAATCCTAATAAAGATATTATTATCTTATCTTTTTCATTTGAAATGCTTTCAAGCCGACAAGTAGGTAGAAAGATAAGCGGTAGATTAGGTGTTACTACTAATACTTTATATGGCGGTGAAGGAGATATTTCAGATACTGAATTTAAGACCATAGAAGCGGTTGCAAATGACTTATCTAAATATCCTATCTACTATGTAGATACAGCTGCAAATGTAGCTCAAATAGCTGCTACAATAGCTAAATTTCAAGAGGAAATGGCAAAAGATAAATGGTTAGTAATAGTACTTGACCACACTCTCTTAGTACGCGGAAAAAGCGAAGAGAATGCTTTATCTATTATTAGAGATTTACAGAACTGTTTTATTAATGCAAAGAAGGTAGGTTGCACTACAATAATTCAGCTCTCTCAAATGAATAGGAACATTGAGTCTCCTGATCGAATTAATAACCCATCCTGTCACTATCCTATGAGAAGTGACATTTCATCTGCTGATGCTATTTTTCAAGGTAGTGATGTTGTGTTAGTAATAGCCCGTCCAGAAACTTTAGGCTTTACTATATATGGTCCTCATCGATTACCAGTACAAAATAAGATCTATATTCACATTCTAAAGAATCGTGAAGGTCAATTAGCAATTTTAGATTTTGAAAACGACCTAGCACACAATAACATTATTGAAATAGATAGACAAGCAGAAGCTAATCCTACCGATTAGTTAAATTTAAAAAATAGACTGACATGAAAGATTTTATTATCTCTTTGAATAATTCTAATAAGAATTCTAATTATAGTGCTTATACGCAGAATCTTTTTGACAAAGCTACAAGTTTTGTACCGTATTTTAAAAGTTCCTTTCTGGATCGGCGAACGAGTAATACGGAAGATTTTGTTTATACTCTTCCTTTTAGTTTGAAAACAAACAAGAGTTCTTTGTATGACGCAGCTTATCGCTTTAAGAAAATTCAGCGTGATCTTGACGCATTCGAAGCATGGCAGCGTGCAATTAACGCAATGAAAGCATATCGGAATTATCGTGGAGAAGAAAGCTATGATGCTCTTGTTAACGGCATCCCGGCTAACTTTTTTGGTGATTTTGTACAGATCGGAGATGTTGTAATTCCGACCTATGCAAATCGCGACTATTTTCGCTCGTTATCACGAGAAACTCGTACAACAATTATTAATGTTTCAATTACTATTGTTAACGTTTTTGCAATATAATATTAACAAACTTACTATCTCAGAACTTTTCAAAACTTGACAAACATTATCATACTATGTAAGTAATAAAATCATAATTTATGATAGTATTACCTACTGAAAAAGTAAAAGCTAAGGTATCTAATCCAAGATTCCTTATTATTTTTGGCAAACCTAAATCAGGCAAAACTACTATAGTAAGTGAACTAGAGAATAATCTAATCATTGACCTTGAAGGTGGTTCTCAGTTCTTAGATGCACTTAGTGTTCAAGCTCGTAATGTAGCAGATTTAGGCGAAATTGCAGCAGCAATTCGTCAAAAGAACAAAGAGTGTAATGGCTTCTTTTATAAACATATTACTATCGATAATGCAACACGCTTAGAAGAGATGACGTTAAGCTATGCTCTTACTCTGTAAATTTATGCAGCTTTAACTAGAAATAGTTATCGAAAAATTCCCTTAATTTCTGGAACATCTTACCCATAACTATCATTAGCAAATGGTAAGACAATCAGAAGCTAAGTATTATGAAAATTGAAACTTTAAAGAAATATATAGGAAATACTTATGGAGTATTAACTGTATTAGATTTAGATCATGAAGAATATGATAAAATAAAACAAATAAAAAGAAGTTATTTTAAATGTAAATGTAATAGATGTGGCTCTGAAACTATAGTAAGAGCAGATAGATTTGGAAAAGGTAAATATTCTCCAAAATCTTGTACACATTGTATCAATGATTTACAAAGAGAAATAGCTTATAAAAAATGGAACACAATAGAAAGAAAACCTATTAGAGATCGAATTAATTCTATTAAGAGTAATGCTAAAATTAGAAACTACAAAGTAGAATTAACAGATGAACAAATTGAAGGCTTTTTAAATAAACCATGCTTTTATTGTAATTGTCCTCATGCTAATGGAATAGATAGAGTAAATTCTAAAGAAGATTATACTATTAATAATTGTGTACCGTGTTGTTTTATTTGTAATCGTATGAAAAATAAATATAATCTAAATGTATTTCTTAATAAAGTAAAAGATATTTATAACAATTTTTATAATAAAAGTTCAACGACTATCTCGAAAGAGAGTACATCTGAAGCGATTGCAGATGGAAAAGGGGAATCTCTTAATACAAAAGTAAAAGAGAATGATATAGTCTAATCTATATAGTGATATATAGCAGTTCATAAGAGAACGTATACAATGTAGCGAATTGTATAGAATATAATGATAATCAGACTCCAATGGGTAAATCCTATAGAGGTGATGTTCGTATGTTGCCTAATGGCGCTGGCTGGTTTTATATCAGACAAGCTGTAAGAAAAGTTATTGATATGTTTCGCGAACTATGCGAAGAATTTATCTTAGTAGGTCATACTAAAGATAAATTAGTCAATAAAGAAGGTGAAGAACTTTCTGAAATGCAGTTAGATTTAGCTGGTAGACTAAGTGATATCATCTGTGGTGAAGCAGATGCTATTGGATATGTTTATAGAAAGAAAAACCAAACTCTCATATCTTTTCAAGGTGGAGAGAATAATATAGTAGAAGCGAGAGCACCTCATCTTAGAGGTAAAACAGTTGTTATTGCAGAAAGTGACGAATCTGGCAAAATAACTACTGATTGGAATAAAATATATTTGCCTAACTAAAAATTAAGAATAGTATGTATAGTTCAAGTAGAGCAAAACAAATTGAAAAGAAGGATGTAGCATTTTTGTCTGCTGGTATCCATGATGATGTATTTCTTACAGGAGTACGATATGGTACATCAGTACAAGGTAGAAATTTTATTGAGTTTAAGTTTGTTAAAGATAACAGAACTATGACTCATACAGAATGGGAACCACGTCGCACAACAAGTACAGGAGAAAATCTTCCTGATGATGTATTCTATGCTAAAGTAGATAATCAGTGGGAAAGAATTAAAGAAATCCTTATTTGTTATTATAAGGAAGAAGAACTCCAGTACGAAGAAGAAGGCGGATTTAAAGAATACGCACAGTGGGTAATTGATAAGTTATCTACTGAAAAAGTTAAGACGACTCCTGTTCGTATTAAAGCTGTGTATAGTAATACTGGTTATATTTCCTTACCGCAGTATGCAAAGTATACATTTATCGAACCGATGTCTACAGTAAATGAAGGCAAATCTGTTATCGTTAAATTAGGTATTGACTTATTTGAAAAACCAGTAGTAGCTGATACAGAATCTTCTACAGCTAATCCTTTTCAGGTAGTAAATGGAACATTAGATAATACATCACAACAGAATAATGTTGATGATTTGCCGTTTTAGGCATACCAATATAGAAATTGGGAGGGGGGGTAACAAAAGTTATCCTCCCTTTTTATTAACTTTAAAATGAATCAATATGTTAGATTATCAAACTATAGACGAAACAATCAAAGCAACACTTGTAGATAAGAAAGATTCAGGTGCAACTCCTAAGGTAAAAACAGGTGGTTATGATGTATCTAGTGGTTTTCTTACTATGTTACAGAAGACATTAGAAAGTCAAGTAAAAAAAACAAGTAAAAAAGCAAGTGAAGCATTACAAGAACCATCAAGTGATTCTTTAACTTCTAAGACAAAACCAAAAGAACTTGAAGTTGGAGACCAGTTCTTTGGTAGTATTACCACTACTAAAAAGAATGAAGATGGTAAAAAGTCTAGATATAAACCTATTGATTACTGGAAGGTAATCAAAAAGGAAAAGAGTGAAGCTACCGGAGGTACCACTTTTACTGTAGAAAACCTTCAAGGAGAAAAATATAAAACTTCTCCTAGTGGTATAAATATACAGAATTCTAGTAACTATCAAGAAAAACTACGAAAGCTTGCTGAAAAGCTTAAAGCTGAAGAAGAGGAAAAGAAACGTAAAGCTGAAGAAGAAGCAAAGATGATTGATATGTCTAAGCTTCAACCTCACGAGCAGCTTAAAAAACTTGTTGAAGCTGGTATGCGTAACATCTGGATGGTAGGTCCTGCAGGCTGTGGTAAATCTACTATGGCTCGTATGACTGCAAAAGAACTGAATTTACCTTACTTGTGTATATCTTGTGGTATTGGAACATCTGCTACAGAGTTCCTTGGATATAAATATCCTACTCGAGAAAGCACAAAGTTTGCTGAATATTATGCAAAGCCATCTATTATCTTGATTGATGAGATGACAGCATTAGACCCTGCGGTAGGTCAAGTCCTAAATGCCGCTCTTGCTAACGATGAGATAGAGACTACTACTGGTTTAGTTAGTCGTAACCCCGAGTGTATCATCATTGCTACTTCTAATACATTTGGCAGTGGTGCGAGTCGACAGTATGTGGCTAACAATCAATTAGACGCATCTACTATTGACCGATTCA